AGTATCTCAAAAAGTACAGGGTAAAACTCGAACACCTTAAAGACATTCTCGTCGAGGAGGAAATTGTTGATGGGAGTGTTGTGTATGGTATGATTGCATCTTGTGATTTGAATTGTAAGAATAATCCCGAGGAATTACAAAATTACCACGACGCACTCGATACTTTCGAAAAATAATAAAGTATAAAAGTAATGAATACTGACGGTGAGATTGTTTTTTTAAGCATAGGATGGATGATGATAGCGAGACGTTTTTTAGATAATTTTAAGAAATGAGCATAAAAATAAACCTAAGTAACTCAAGTTTCGATAGAATATACACTATACGAAAGTTGATTTTATATCATCATAGTTAAAGAATCTGTTTTAAGTTTGGTTAATGAATTATATCGCTTGGGACACCGAGACGACTGGTCTTCCGACCACGAAGTACGGGGAAAGAGCGACACCCGAAAATATAGATAAGTTCAATAAGTGTAGGATAGTCACTTTAGCTTTTGTTAAGTATGACTATACCGGTAAAGAGTTGGGATCGTACCACGCGATTTCGTACCCGGACACGTACGAGGTTACCGCGACACACGTTCACGGTGTCACACACGAACACGCTTTGGAGAAGGGACAACCTTTCGAGTACCTTTACGAATCGTTCAAGGAGGCTGTTCGTGATACGAAGCTTCTGGTTGCACACAATTCGTTTTTTGACGAGAACGTCTTTTTTTCGGAGTGTTACCGAAGGGGTTTAAGTATTGAACCGTTTAAGGACGTTACGTTTACGTGTACTTTGGATCTCGCGCGTCGAGTTTTCCCGACTTTACACAATCACAAACTTATAACGGTGTTTAATAACGTTTTCGGAAGAGACTTTGATGGTGCACACGATGCACTAAACGATGCTCGTGCGTGTGGAGAAGTGTACCCACGCCTTCGCGATAACAAAAGAGCGTTTAAGAACGTGGGTGTAAACCGAGTTGTTTTAAAAGCTTCCGATATTGCGTCTATTGTTGGTAAAAATCAGTATAAAAAACCAAAGGAGATTATTGATAATTTATGGAACAAGTATTTCCCCGAAACGTTTAAAGGTAAAACGAAGGAACAATTGGCGATTGAAACTATCGAGAAGTGCGATTTTGCAATGACGCTTTTAAAGGATACCGAAAGCTATAAATCGTTCAATTCTACGGATGTCGAGCGTAAACTGAAAGCGGTATCTAATCAGTTGGATTTATACTCTAATTTGAGAGGTGAAGATAAAAAGATTGCGACCGAACACTTACGCAAAACCCTGTTTACTAACCACGGGACGCGACACGAGGAAACTACGGCAAATAATTACGACGATTTATTGATCGACGAAAATTTTTATACGTATAAGGTTTGTACTATCGAGGGTACGGATTACGAAATCGTGGGTCGAATAGACCGTATGCGTGAGAACGATGACGGAACGAAAACCATCGTGGAGATAAAAAATCGATCTAGACGTTTGTTCAGGGAAGTCAGGGATTACGAAGAGGTACAGTGTCAAGCTTATATGGAGATGTTGAACGTGGACAGGTGTGAACTCATCGAACAGTATAACGATTCTAGAATGGGGTACATGATAAAGCGTGACGAAAATAAGTGGCGTTCAGACACGTTTCCTAAAATTAAGAATTTTTGTGAATATTTCCACGATATAGTTTCTAATCAAGAGTAAATTTACCAAACGACGACGGTGGTATAGTTTTTTTTGTTTAATTAAAATGATGTACTATAAAAATGATAAAGAATGCTTTCCCTTATATATACGTAACTTCACTAACTCTTATAACTACAGCGTGCACGAAACTTTATGTACGCTCTATTTATGAGGATTTCGAAACTAAAAAGAAATAAAAATATAAAATATAATATAAAAGTATAATAATGAATTCAAACATTAAAAAGCTCTTAAACAAAATATCTAAACTCGGATCTAAAATGCAACGTAATGAGAGAGAAAAGAGGGGTGTAGATCCTAAAGATAAAAAAGAATATAATAGACTTAGTAAAGAGTTTTTTAAAAACGTCAAACCTCCTCCACCACCTAAAAATAAAAAACCTTCTCCACCACCTAAAAATAAAAAAAATAAATAAAGTTTTTTTACCATGTTATAGTATGTTGAGAACGCCTTTTCTCTCATCTATTGCCACTTCAGAACCTAGAACTAACGCCAACTCCAGGAGAGTTCAAGAACTCGATGCTAAGATATACCGAATCAGTTCACACTGTACACGGTCCGAAGGACGCGAACAGAAAGCCCTTTTTGAAATCATACACGAACTCAAATGCGAACGCGATGCGATTTTAGAAATGAAAGAAAATAATAGCGATATTAGATAAGATGTTCGCGGTAGTGCCTCAAACAAGATTAGTAGTAGTGACCACTTGTAAGAAAAGTACGAATAAGACGAAAACAAAAAAACGTACGTCGGTTAATGCAGATGATTTCACTATGAGGGGTTTCCTCGAAAAGATATTTGCACCCGACGGTGAAGTTGATTACGTCGAGTTTAATAAGAATTCTAAGTATGCGATAAAAATAGACAAACATAAAGGTAAAAATAAAAAATGGTAATAATATGAATAGAATACAAAACATAAACGACCACATTAACCCTAAAATATATCCTCACGAAGTTTATAAACATAATACCGAGAAGGACTGTTGGGTAATCATTCACGATAAAGTTTACGATTTAACCGAATTTTTAAAGGACCATCCAGGGGGTAAACAGGCTATTCTTTTGTTCGCGGGTAAAGACGCGACTGAAGAGTTTGATATGTTACACCCACCATCTGTTCTTAGACCTGGTAAATATATACCTAGCGAACGCGTTATGGGAACCGTTTTGAAATGATCATTTTTTATTACTATAGAACAGAATGTGTAGTAATAAAAAGTGTTTTAAAATTTTATAGTAATTATTTATTTTCTTCTTCTTTTAAGTTTTGGTGAGTTTTTAAGAGTTTCCATTATACGCGTGGGTGATTTAAATCTTTTTCGAGATTGTGGTGTTGTAACATTTTCTTTGGGTGGTTGTATGTTACCTTGATTCGAAAGTAATTTCATTATGTTATTGTGTAATATTCTTCCTTCTTGAACACGTACCGAGGGGTATTTTCTAAGATTTAAGTATTTTATGACTGAATTTCTTAAAGGTCCTACGTTGACCCTTAAATCTTTTCTGTGATACTTATTTGGTACCATCCCTGCGTTCCCTGGTACCTGATACAATTGATTTGCTATGTTAGCCAGAGTTTGCATTTTAATATATTCTTTTCCAGCTTTTATTTTTAATAATTTATTTAATACTGTAGTACTTTTTTTCTTAATCTTAACTGAACCTCTACTCGGTGATAAAGGTACAGATCTTTTTATATGTTCTGGATTTTGGTTATAAACAAGTTGTGTGGTATAGTTTAAAACGTCTTCCATGTACCTTTTTGAATTTCTTTCTTTGTTATGATAAAAAGCATTTAAATGTTTACCTATGGACATTTGTGAAACTTTATTTAAATTTATATAGTCATTACTTTTTTTGAAAGGTATTTCAGCATTTGGTAATACATTTTTTATTATTTCGTGTAAATTTGATAGTTTAATCTTTTTATTCCTGAAAGCATCTACTTTTATACTCTCTAACCTGCTTAATTTTATTTTATTAGACTTAGACCTAACTTTTTGTAAATTTATATTACTGTTTCCATGTATTTTATTTTGTTCCATTATTTTTCTTTTCTGTGGATCTATTATTTCTGATGTAACTGGTGTGTTAAATGCTGTAAGTTCCTTAAGTTTCGCATGTTTTGTTAAAGCTTCTTGACGAATTTTCACACCCTGTTTACGTAATTTTTCTTTTTTATTAGGGTCTTTCTCTTCAAAGATTTTATTTTTAAGATTAGTTAACTTCCGATCAAATTTTATAATTTCATGAGCAAGTTTATTTATATTATTAGAACTCATATCGTTTATATATACCAATAATATAAATTTTACGGGTTTATATTATAGGTGACTTTTTTACTTTTTTTTAAATAATCTTTTCTTAGTTTTTGGTTTTTCTTTTTCGTTTACCTTAGTATTATTACTCTTATTCTTATTTTTTTGTTTAATGGGGGTTCTTCCCTCTATCCACGCCTGGAAATTAAAAAATTTTACCGGTGAGTTGAGTCTTTTTTTTGCAGCCTCTCTAATCGTGTTCGCTGCTTTTTTAGATGACGTACCCATGTTTACTCTGATAATTACTAATATTTTATTATTTACCGCACATGCCACAGTACCCTTCACTCTTTTTCTTTGGTTCATACATAAACGTGTAAAGTATGACGAGCGTAAAAACCGATACCGGAAGTATATAGTTTGTATTCTTTTTCATTTTTACTATTAACTAACATTAAATTTCTTCATCGAGACTAACATCTGACCCAGAATCATCATCCTCGTCGCTTGGTAAAACGTACTCGGTATCGGATTCGTCGACCTGTTCGTACCCACCCGTAACTAACTTTTCGTAAAGACCCGTATCCTCCAAACACGTCGTATCGTAAAACCCAGAAATGGAATCTTTAGGTATAGTTTCCAATTCGTTATCGAAATCCCAAATACCGTCGCCTATATAATCAAGTAAAGAAACCTCATACTCGGTTCCCAAGTCTTTTATAATCTTTGCAATACACATCATACCGTCTTCGAATTCAACGTCGACGATTTGTTTTTCCATTTTTTTATTTATCTATTTGGTTAAAGTTTAATTTCTTAAAGTATATTAAATACATGCAGGTCTACGATATTCTTAAAAATAGAAAAATCGATGATAAAGATGCTGTTATGTTCGATATAGACGATACACTTATTTTTACGAACGGTAGGGCAAATACTCAAATGATCAAACTTTTAAAGTATGCAAAAAGTTTAGGGTACAAAATAGTTATAATAACCGCGAGACCACTTCTCCCAATGACTGCAGTTTTCACCAAAAACCAACTCAAACTTTATGGTATACCATACGATCTACTTTACATCACACCAGCACAAAATAAAGGTAACGTCAAAGTTAAAACAGGTCTTAGGTATATATTATCCGTAGGTGATATGGAAACTGATCTCACACACAGCATGTATTCCATAAAAATTACGATTTCCACCTAGAATTACAGTTATGACACGTTATGAACACCGTCATTGGTTCATCTGCACTACGTGTTTGCATTTCGTAATACGTCGTCTTATACGATTTGCATCTATTACACCTAAAAAGACCCTTATACTCGGGATCGTTTAGAATATTAGACGCGTGTTGTTTTAACATCTCTTTATCCGCTATTTTCTCAGTCATTTTAGCGTGAGGTCCACCGGGCCATAAACCTTGTGGAGATAAGTTTATAAGTTGAGACGTTTTAAGTTCACCTTTCAAAACTCTATCCTTAAGATTAGGCGAATTTTTCAAATTAAACATCATACTCAAAAACTTTTGTTTATACCTTCTAACATGTTCGCGATTATTCGACGCGGGTGTATCACCTCTCTCTAAAGTATAATTATAAGCCCAATTAGACGTACACTTTTCCAAGTTTTGAACTATAGCGTGTTCTATCGGTAGACCTAAAATTTCGGCGTACTTTTCCTTTGCGTACTCTCTCGATAACATCTTAGTTTAATTATTATTATTTACTTTTATTAATTTTAATTTAATACCGACTTAGGTGTTCCATTCCTGGTTTTTTACATTCCGAAAAAGATTCAGGGGAACACTCGTTGAATGGATCAGACGTTCTTCTAAAAATAGAATTGTTACGCGTTTCTTTCCATTCGGAATCTAAAACGAGGTTAGTGTAGAGTTCAGTTTCCCTGAGAAACAGGTAAACTATAAATAGGGCGATCAGTACAGTGATGGCTCGGTTCATTTATTAAAAGCAACTTTTTTATTTGTGAGTATACAATAAATGACTCTTGCTGTTTTAATAAACGAAAAGAGAAACGATATGCACGAAATAGACGTAGACATATCACCTGAAAAAAACGAAATATACAGAATACTCAGGGGTAAGGCGAGTTTTCTCGGACAATGGTCCGAAGAACAAGTCGTTATACTCAAATGCGAACAAAAAGATTCACCATTTGAACTAAAATTAAACACGAACAGGTTACCTCGACCGTTCACTAACATGCTCGTGTTTGGAAGAATACTACTCATACGAATGGACGATAATGCCGATCCACAAAATTTTACGCTAAAAGAGTACCAAAGACTCGTAAGTAAAACTCATCCGAGAACACGTTCGTCTTCGACTCTAATCGGAAGACCCCTGAGTAGGAATGTAAGCTACTCCTCTGAAGACGGCCTGTGAATACTTCATACATAATTGAAAATGGGATTCGGCCCATTGCATTGGGTTTGTCATTTTTATACCAAACGGGTTCTCGTTTACAACTTTCATAAAATCTTCACCGCCGTATTTTTTACCATCAGTTGCTTTCGTCATAGAATCATCCACTCTTTGTAACCATAAAACGTGTTCTTCATTCTTCGGGTCAAATTTTTTTACGAATGACATTATTATATATATACATCTCACACATTCTTTAACCTGTAATTTAATCTTTCTTTGTATCTCGTCTGATCAGCAATACCGTCAATCTCCTGACCACGTACGCTTATTCTCAATAAATCGTCTTTGTACTCAAAGTCGTAACAGTAAAAATAAGAAACACCGGTTGCCAAGGACATGAAATCAAGATCACTCTTTGTTTTTTCTTCGATGTGTACGTAATTACTTATCTCCTGCGGTGTTCGTCTTTTTGCATTTTTATCGGGATCAATCATTGCAACCGGATTTGATAAATTCATAACGGGCCATACACCAAACGACGAACGGTATCTACATATGTACCTTACACAGTTACGAGCGACACGCGCTTCGCTAAAACAGAGTATACGTGGACGTCCGTGTGGATCCGTCATAGTGGTGTACCCACCACGAGTTACGTGTATAAAGTGAAATTCCATTTTATTATACTACCATAAAAAACCTTAAGTAATATTAAGTATCCATGAATTTTCCAAAAACAGCAGGTCAGTGTCAGTATATGAGAGTTTTACAATCAAACAAACCAATAATTGTTGCGACGGGTCCAGCCGGTTCCGGTAAAACCATGTTCGCGTGTCAATTAGCGGCAGAACAACTCCAAGAAAAACAAATAAAACGCTTAATACTCACGCGACCAATTGTTGCAGCGGATGAAGACATGGGATATCTTCCAGGGGAAATGGAACGAAAAATGGAACCGTGGACGAGACCGATGATGGACGTCTTCGAACAGTACCTTACCCGTAACCAACTCGAACAACACGTACGCATAGAACCACTCGGTTTCATGCGTGGTAGAACGTTTAACGATTCATTTATAATTGCAGATGAAATGCAAAATAGTACACCAAACCAAATGAAAATGTTACTCACAAGGCTTGGTAACAATTCTAAACTTATCGTCACAGGTGACCTGAAACAGAGTGACCTGGGTTACAGGAACGGTTTAGCCGACTTAGTAAAACGCATAGACGGTCTAGAATTTAAATATATCGAACATGTCACTATGAGCGATAATGACATCTTGCGACACCCGGCAGTTGCTGAAGTTCTTAAGATGTATTAAGTATTTTCTGAATATCTTGAATAGTACTTTCTATGTATTTCTTATCAGTTTCATAACTCGATAACCAAGCGCGCATTTTACTTATAAACTCCTTATTATGTTTATACCACGCTAAATTATCTTTACTTACCCTTTTATACATGCTATACCCTTTACGGTGTTTTAAAATATCTTCTATAGTCACTATTTCGGTACCTATTTTTTCGAGATATTCTAATTCTTCTTCGAGCATATAATTTATTCGGATATTATTTTTTCAACTTAAAGATATAAGTATATTTTTAATAAATGGATTTTAAAACTATAACATCTGACGGTAACCCATTTTTAAATGTAGCTGTGGACGATTGTCATTTAGACCTCGTATACGGATTAGTAAGGAGTCATAAACCGGATACAGTTTTGGAATTAGGTGTAGGTAGCGGTAAAACAACAGCTGTTTTAATAAAAGCTCTAAAGAAAAACGAAAAATTTAAAAAAATAACATTGGTTGATAATTGGATCGATTGGAAAGGTAATAAACCTACACATATTCATGAACTGGAAGAATATATCGATCTCGTCGAGTCTGACGAAAAAGAATTCGTATTCTCGTGTAATAAATCATTTGATTTTATTTTTTCCGATGCAGATCACTGGAATACCGATAAATGGTTTGAATATGTATACGATCGTATTTTATCAAATAATGGAATTCTTATTTATCATGATGTTTCTCGTGAAGAAAACTTTCCCATACACGACAGGACTGAAACCAGGTTTCCAAATTTAGAAAATATTTTAATAAAGTGTAAACAAAGAGGTATATCACATGTACACTTAGATAAATGTTCTACCCCCGGGGAAAAATGTTTTAGAGGATTTCTTGTTATTTTCAAATCACAATTACAAAATATGACAGTATCAGATAATAGATTAATAGTTAGTAATTAAATATATAGATTATTCAAATATTATTTTTTTATACATAGATAAAATACGTTCACTGTCAATTTTCTTATCCTGACCTCCAAATGACAAATGTGAACACATAATACATGGGTATATATACGGTTTATATTTACAATCTCTTATATTCGGATAATTGAACATTGTTTCATCGATAAAATGATCACGAGTTTTAAATATTTCTTTTATATGCTCAATAAGATGTTTATTAAAAAATAATGTATTTATCTGTATATACCCCATATATTCACCACCAAAACACGATCCTAAACGATCACCACCATATGAAAGTTTACCATCTGCAATGATTTTTGGAGCTCTAGGATAATTAGGTTCATATTGTTTAACAACAATTGGAGAAAAAATTGTATTGGTTAATTTATTATTTGTAAATAATTCGTGCATAAGTTCGGCAGCTTTATGATCAGTTATTACATCTACAATTTTGTCACCGGCTCTTATTACTTCCATGAAATTTGTTGTATTTATGGTTAAAGAGTTATTAACAATTATAGGAGTAGTCCATAAAGTATTATTATTTTTTATAAAATCAAATATTTCATCGAACTTAGTTATGTCTACATAAACTATATCGTCGTCCATTTTTACAAATAGACTATCCTTATATATTTCTTTTGTATATTCTTTCCATACCAAACTAAAGTTATCAACTTTCCAAGAAGAACCCCCATTTTCATAATCTATTTTTGTTCTATCATCAGAAATAAAAATCTTTATTTTATCAGATTTCAGACTGTTTACCCATGCAGTATCGGAATCATTCCTTGAATAATTCCAAAGATGTATTTCATCTAACTTTTCTTCTTTTAGAGCCTTATTTAAATAATGCATTAAAATTTGCATTCTATCTTCTCTACCAGCAAATACAATACATATACGCGACATTATAGTAAAAAATACATTAATTTCTTTAAGTTTATAAATTGTTTAGGTACATATATATTAAAGAATACACGTTACATTTTATAAATGAAACTATCTTACGCTATTTGTGTATGTAACGAATCTCGTGATTTGTTTTCACTCGTATCGTTCTTACTAAAAGTTAAGGACGAAGAAGACGAAGTTAATATTTTAATAGATACTGCACACGTCACCGATAACGTTAAAAATGTTATCAAGTATTTTGGTGATAAAATAGTTACTTGTGAAAGAGACTTTGATGGTAACTTTGCAGAACACAGGAACTTTCATTTAACAAAATGTTCGGGTGACTATATATTTATAATAGATCCAGATGAAATGCCAAAAGAAAATCTTATCACAAACCTTAAAAAAATGATAAACGATTCCGGTGCCGAATTGATACTGATACCAAGAATAAATATTCACCCAGGTTTTACACAAGAATGGCTTGAAAAATGTAAATTTAGAACAAATGAACTTGATTGGATAAATTGGCCAGATTATCAAGGACGTATTTTAAAAAATAACGAAAATATAAAATGGACTAACGGATTACATGAAGTAATAACTGGTACAGACAAAATAGTTCAATTACAAGCTAATCCCCAATTTGCAATTTGGCATATTAAGTCTATCGAAAAACAAGATAACCGCTGGGATTATGATAGTGGTGATTATAGAGTTCCAGAAGGTGATAATCTATATGACACTTTAATGTAAAATCAATTTCGTCTACAGTCATATAAGGAAAAAGTGGTAAACTCACACATTTTTTACAAAAATCTTTTGCATTTATGCAAATGTTACATCCAGTATACTGTTTAAAACATTCCAATTCAGGTAAAGATATTGGGTAATGTATTCCGGTTTGTATACCATTTTCATTCATGTATTTCATGTAATCATCCCTATCATCTTGTAAAGTATAATAAACGTGATATACATCTTTACCTATATCACTTCTACTATATACGTTTCATTTTCAGTAGGTTTATTTATAATAACCAACTCCCGTATCTTTGTATTTTCACCTATATTAACAATACCATCTGTATTAGAAGACCTACCATTCCAATCTGGTTCCGTTATAATATAATGTTTAGATATACATTTCTTTAATTAAAGAATTAAACACCAATTAATATATGATCGCTTTAATTACAGGTATTACCGGACAAGATGGTTCGTATTTAGCAGAATTTTTACTCGAAAAAGGGTATGAAGTTCACGGTATAGAGAGACGTTCCTCATATACAGAATCACGTATTAACAATATCATTGATCCAAAATATAGAAACCATAAAAATTTACACATGCACTACGGTGACATGACAGATTTACCCGCACTCACCGATACAATAAAAGCTATAAAACCAGACGAAATTTATAATCTCGCAGCACAATCACACGTAGGTTTATCGTTTAAAATGCCTGTATATACATCGGAAGTCGACGGTATAGGTGTTTTAAAAATTTTAGAAGCCATACGATTATCGGGTCAGATTAAAACGTGTAAACTTTACCAAGCTTCTACATCAGAACTGTTTGGTAAAGTTCGAGAAGTACCACAAAATGAAAACACACCGTTCTACCCGAGATCGCCTTATGGTGTTTCGAAACTCATGGGGTACTGGTCTATTGTAAACTACAGGGAAATATACGGTATGTACGCGTGTAATGGTATAATGTTCAACCACGAATCACCGAGACGAGGTGAAAACTTCGTCACGAGGAAAATCACGCTCGGTGCCGCTAACATAAGTTTAGGAAAACAAGAGTGTTTATACCTAGGAAATTTAAACGCAACACGTGATTGGGGTCATGCAAGAGACTATGTTGAGTGTATGTGGAAAATACTACAACAAGATGAACCGGAAGATTATGTCATAGCAACCGGTGAAACGACATCCGTTCGTGATTTCGTACGTATAGCGTTTAAACACGTGGATATTGATTTGAAATTCGAAGGTGAAGGTGTAGATGAAGTTGGTATAGATACTAAAACGGGTAAAGTCGTTGTTCGCGTAGATCCAGAGTTTTTTAGACCGACGGAAGTTGATAAACTACTCGGTGATCCAACAAAAGCTGTTAAAAAATTAAACTGGAACCCAAGGTCTACGTCTCTCGAAGATATGATAAAAGAAATGGTAAACAAAGATTTAAAATAATTTCTCAGTACACTATAAATGTCGGCTGCTCCAGTTGCTACTCCTATTCCAATATCCCAAAAAACGTTAGCTTTGGCGAACAAAATCCAAAAAGGTAAAATCGAATTAGAAGTAGGGTACCCACAAATATTAGTACTCATTGTTCTCGGTTTGTTTTATACCGCTATAACTGCACTCGGTATAGATAAGTTTAACAAGTGTGAAGCTATACAAGATTCTCAAAAGTTCAAGAACCTTAAAATGTTCATGAGTCATACCATGGCTATAGCTATTGCAATACCAGTTGCCTTCTTGATTTCTAAAATCGTACAAAGAGAAGGTAGTGCTTTTACCATTGTATACGCAATCTTGGGTCTCACTTCGTCGGCAATGGCTATGAATATAATGAACCAGGAAGAGTGCAAAGATCAAGTTAAGAAGTCCGATAAAGATTTTGCTATCGCTTCCATAGTAGGGTGGGTACTTCTCTTGCTTGTGGGTTCATTTCTGTTTTTTAAATCTAAGAAAAGACTAGCGAACACCGTCGGTGTTAATAAAACACCATAATGGATATTCACGAATCTATTTACCTTTTACTTATGCTCTTGGCCTACGTGATTCGTAGAGCAGGAACATTTTCGTTAGAAGAAAAAATGAAAATGATTGATTTTATAAGCTACGTGGCTAAAAACTCACACATTGGCGATAGCAGCAGCTGTCAAACCAGTGAATGCGACCATAGCACCACGTCCTACATTACGCATGGCGAATGATTCAAACTCCTCTTCTGTTAACGTCGTAAACGCTTTTGTTACACTGTACGTCGCTAACAAAGTAGAAAATAAACCTAAAAGAGAAAACGGTAAATAGTGTGTTTGCTCTATAACATTCAAACCCGTAAGCGACCAGTTTGTTGCTCCAAAAACAGAACCGTACATTGCAGCTCTACCGTTCACTGCTTCTATGAATGGTAAATTAGGACCGGGTGGTGGAGGTTCATTTGAACCTGTTGCGGGACGTCTAAACCTTTTGTGTTTAGGTCTTATCGGTGAAAATTGAAGTTTTAAGTTTAAGCAACGGTTAATCATTTTTGTTTATCAATGTTTTTTTCCTTTAATAACCTTCTAAGCGTATATAAGCTCAAAAGTAAACCAGCAAAAGAATACGCCACGGAAAAATTAGCGCCTTTTCTGTACTGATACACTATCCAAAATATACTCGCAACAACACCCGCTATAACGTATTCTGTACTCATGTATGATATATCTTCTTTCTCTGTAAGTTCTTTGGCGTGCATGAACATTTGAACCAAACCAATAAGTATGGCAATAAAGGCGATCCTTTCGTCGGTATCCATTATAATTATTAAAGAAATTAATTCTTATAAGAGTATAAAATGTTACAAACCCCTGAAAAAATCGTCGCAAATTATGATTCCAAATCCAAAAAGTCAAAAGACGTTGCGTTAGAAATGAAAAAAATCGTCGAAAGGTACAAGGGTAAACGTATCACGAAAGAAAACGTGTGTGTTTTAGTTTCTACATTAATGCTTCAAGCACAAAACCTTAAAAATATATCTGGTCCAGATAAAAAAGATCTTGTAATGGATTTAATCTTTTCCATCATAGAACAAATCGACGAAGGCGAAACCGATAGTGAATTTGAAACACTTCTTAAGTCTATGGTACCCGGTATGATCGATAGTTTTGCGCTCATGTTAAAAACAAGTACTGGGTGTAAAAAATTGTTCGGATGTTTTCGTTAAATAAATAAATAGTATAAAGTTTCGAATCGTTTTATAAATACAATGAAATTTCCAAACTTGGAAACTATGGTAATGTATGGTATCTATACTATTCGCGATCTCGTCAAGTATACACAAAACAATCTCGATAAAAAACGCATTCGTATTCTAAACGAGTGTGACCATTGTTCTTTCGTATACTACGGAAACTTTTGTAATAATTGTAACGATATTAAAAATAATTCGCTCGTATAAAACAATGCAATGTCCTATACAACCGTTGTTACTTATACGACCAAATTAAGAAACGAAGTAAAAAGTGATTGTTTGTGTTGCGCGGAACGAAGACTCATAAAGAATCTCAAACACGATTTTTTAAAAAGGGGGTACCGTTCACACCAATTCAAATCCTGGCTTAACAGGAAATGCGGAACATTAGTGATACGCCGCGAAACCAGTTACGGTGACGGAATATCACTACCGTGTGTTTTGTGTAGAAAAGTTATAGATAAATACGATTTAAAATGGATCGCGCACGATGGTAAGACATGGATTCACTCTAAGAGAACGCCATGTCTTCCAAAATCGCGTCCTACGAATAAACAAAGGAAACACCTAGGGTTTGGTCTTAATGATTAACCCCAAAGCCGTTTCCAAATTGTTCTCGTTTCGTTTGAGTGGTTTTTCCCTTTTCAAACGTAGCGTCTCGTTTTTACCCGTCGAACTTGTTATATCACTCAGTTTCTTAGTATTTGAAACGATAGGTATCACGCGTTCAGGTACGGGTTCGGTTTCTATTTTTCTAGGTTTTTCTACGTCGACTACATTGTTTTCTCTAAATTGTTCTATAGTTAGATCACCCCCAAATTGTATAAGTCTTTGTCTATGCGGGGCGCGTTTTATTTGCCCTATCTTATCGAAAAGTTTACGGCGCATCATGACCATATTTCCACATATAAGTCCACCGCGATTACACCCATACTTATCAATTGCGTATGTTTTCATACAACTCCATGAACAGAAGTTACCGGACGTATAGAATTTGTTTCGTCGTTCGTCGTGTTTGTGAGGCATGCTTAAAGCCGTGCCCTCAAATGGATGGCAACACCACCAACACCACATTCATAGTTTAAATTTACTTTTTTTCTTTAAGTCAAATTACATAAGAGCAATTATTAAAAGCATAATAACAAATAAACACGAAATTGAAGAAAACGCACCGGCACCAATTTGAACTTCAGTTTTTTCGTAAAATGCTTTTTCTTCTTCATCTTCATCTCCATCTCCATCTCCATTTGTACTTGGCGTAGATGACGAATTAAGTGGGACATTATTAGACGTAGATGGAGTCGTAGATGGAGTCGTAGATGGAGACGGAGTACCAGTTGAAGTTTGATTATTACTTCCACAATTTTGTTCGATGTTAACACCACTATCTTTCAAACTACTAACATCCAAATCTGCTATACAAACAGCAACCGTTTTACTACAAAGTGCATCTATAGCACCGTCAGGAACGTATTTACCTGAACCAGCCGCACACACGTTACCCCAACACTTATCCGTACCCTCAAAATTAGAACTATACTCGGCAGGCATGTTATTAATAGTTTCGCGAGTAGGATACGTTACTTTACACCCCGGTAAATCCTTAGTTTCTTCAGTTAAACACTTATTGTTTAAAACGTTATAACACGCACAAAAATCTTTATCGGGATTAGCTTCGCAATACTCTTTTGCGAGATCGTTATAAATATCTAAATGACCATAGTTTGTCAGGCTATTTTTACCACATTCAGTTTTAGTTATATTATCACCCAAACCACAATAGTCTTTAATAAGATTACCATGTTCATCTAGAGATTTACACGTTTCGTCTCCCCTAACTTTATCTAAATAATGCGAAAAATCACTACAATAATCATTTTTAGCATTTGTCCATAACGTAGCATAACCAGCGTGAGTGTACTCTGATAATTTATCAGCAAATTCTCTTATACCAGTCGAAGTTTGGGTATCAAAATAATATACCATTTTAATATTACATAATATTTTATTTATTTTTTACAACACCTACCTTTATACCTACCAGTTCCATCACTATGCTCATAATCTACACGTGTTAAAACTTCATCACTATTACACTCTAATGGTGTTTGTAAAGATAACCATTCAGTATGAGCTTTATGGTGCTCTGTATAATCATTCTCTATATTTCTACATGGACCAGTAGTTGGTTTAGTACCACACTTATACGTATGACCATTTTTACCCAATCCATTACGTGTATATACAAAATATGTTAGGGGGTAGTGTCCGCAATCTATAGGAAACGCGTTCGGATAACATGATAAATAACTACACTCACTACCTGAATTTGTATTAATAGTAAAATCATCTGACTCTGCACCACCTGCACAATCATAATCAAAATGATTATAAACATCATTAGCTGTATTATAATCAAACCCTCTTATACCTTTTTTAGAACAGTCTACTGGGTGTCGATCTAAATATTCTATACCTTCTTCATACCCGTCAGCTGTCGAAGGAGACTGTTTAGACCAATCGTGAGTTTTTTCCCATTCGTTATACATTTCTGTGTTCTTGAATATATAAAATAATGATATTAATACAAGTACAGAAATAAGTAAAGTTTTTATATAATTCATTTTCATTTAATATAAGTTTACATTTTTTTACACTCACTTCATGGCCGTTAACATTAACATCATACACATCATTAAAAAAAACACTACTGCAATTCCTACCATAAACTTATTTTCGGTCTTGTCTAAAAAGTTTTCTTCTTCATCTTCATCTTCATCTTCATCTCCATCTCCATTTGTACTTGGCGTAGATGACGAATTAAGTGGGATGGTATCAGTCGTAGACGGAGACGGAGACGGAGACGGAGACGGAGACGGAGACGGAGACGGAGACGGAGACGGAGACGGAGTACCAGTTGAAGTTTGATTATTACTTCCACAATTCTGTTCGATGTTAACACCACTATCTTTCAAACTACTAACATCCAAATCTGCTATACAAACAGCAACTGTTTTACTACAAAGTGCGTCTATAGCACCTTCGGGAACATATTTACCTGAACCAGCCGCACACACGTTACCCCAACACTTATCCGTACCCTCAAAATTAGAACTATACTCAGCAGGCATGTTATTAATAGTTTCACGGGTAGGATATGTTACTTTACACCCCGGTAAATCCTTGGTTTCTTCAGTTAAACACTTATTGTTTAAAACGTTATAACACGCACAAAAATCTTTATCGGGATTAGCTTCGCAATACTCTTTTGCAATTTCATCATAGTTATCGGTACCCAATTCTTCTTTTGTACAAAAAGTATTATCCGTTGCTATATTATCACCAATTTTACAATAGCTTTTAGCCTGTTCAACGGAATTTACAATATTTCTACACTGGTTATTAGACGTGTCAGAAGATACTACATCGTTTAAACGTGTAGCCTTATTACAATATCTGTTTACTATATTAGTGTACATAGCTTTCCTAGGATCACCCGAAAAGGAATTCTTTGTTTCACTATGTAAAGTTTGTAAAGGACTCAAATTTGAACCCGATTTAAGATCGTATACACAAGACACTTTCTGGAACCCTTTCCAATACGCATTTCCACCTGGACATGGTTGTCCTTTTTTATCATTATGACCAACTAACCACTGATCACTATCATTTGCGCTAAATTGACCATCTGACGTTTTTTTTATAACTGGATATGTTGCCCATTGACACAGTCTTGTATCACGACGTTTCGCGTATATATTAATATCTTCTCGCATTCGACCGTCATTTACATTCTCCGCAGGTATAACTATCTTTTTTATACTTTCGTTGTTATCATGAAAATCGTAAAATCTATGTTCTTCAACATCACATTTACTACCCGTCGGATCTCTAAAGTTTGGAATATTATCACCTTCGCCCATAAGCCATGCATAACCATCATAATCCGAGTGTTCAAATCCTAAAAATGTTACATTTTTACAATCACCTGATACTTTACCAGATGCGTCTTTATCGTTTACATCAGAATGCCCACTAGGATGCGAATCTGTAATAGTGGCGAGATGACCACCATAATTTAAATGATCATATAAATCAAGTTTACACTGACCCATTACTAATCTGTACTGATATTATTTTATAACCTGTCGAGAATTTCGTTCAGTTTATCCATGTCACCCGCCTTAGCCGCCAACAAAACTTCACGGAGTGTATTTTCATCTGAAGTTATTCTCTTAAATTCACCGTACACAAGAAATGGAAGTGTACTGATAGAGTCCGCATTTTCAATGAGGTACTGACGGACCTTTGTTTTGTCACCTTCACTCATTTCGCGACCTTTATACGAATACATGACGTATACGACGAGTGCAATTGCTAAAATAATTGTTACGTTTTGCCTGGTAAATAACTTGTTCATTTGATATAAAGTAACATTTTTTCCAGGTCAAAATAATTTGTAACGTATAGTAATAATATACAATGGGAGGAGGCGGAAGTCAAACCATCAGAAATAAAATGGAATTTTCATCCACGACAAAAATTCTCGAGGAAAATATTACCGAAAATACGAATAAAGTAAATGCAGCCGCGATACAGGCGAATAAGATGAAATTATCTATAGGTGTAAATCCAATAACAGGTGAACAATTTGGTGAAGGTCCTGCATTAAAAAACTGTAAAGTAGTGATAGCTCAAACTGCTGATGCTGACGTACAATCTGAAGCGTCTCTGACTACACAGTCTATATTGGAAAGTAAAACAGCCGTTCAGGATAGTATGCAAGCTAATCTTACTGCCGCCATGGAAAAATCAACCCAAGCCGCTAATTTTCAATTTGGTGATAAACAAAAAACAGAAACGGATATTAAACAGGAAATTGAAACCGTCATTGAAAACGTGTTTAAAACAGAAAACATAAACGAAGTCGTTTCAAGCGCTGTCCAAACCAATGAAGCCGATTTGATGATAGGTAACATGGATTGCAGTTTAGGTGGTGAACTCGATGTTACACAAGACCTTACCGCGAAAGTTGCAGCCACAGCCGTTATGGGTCAGATTATAGAAAAGTTTATGGAAACTGAATCGGTTAAAAAACTCGCCAGTGAAATAGACGCACAACAAACTTCGGAAAATAAAGGTGCCGCTGAAGTTATATCCGAAGCTGGTGATGCTATATCGGGTATTGTAGGTGCTGTCACTGGCCCAATGCAATACGCAATTATAGGATTAGTCGTTTTGTGTTGTTTATTATTAGTCGGAGGCGTTGTATTGGGCATGTCGCCAGCTGGACAAAGAGGTATGAATAAAGGATTTAATCGAATGGGTAGAATGCCAATGCCTAGGTATTATTAAAAGCTTAAAGAACTTAATTTTCTTTATATTAATGATTTTAAGTATAGACGTCGGTATACGAAACTTAGCCATGTGTATGCTCGACGAAACTTCTAATCTTATTGTTCAGTGGGATGTTTCCGGAGTCCCCCCTGAACATAAAGACGGCTTATTCGTTTCTTTAAGGAAACACTTAGACGAAAAACCATGGGTTCTACAAGCGGATACAGTTCTCATTGAAAAGCAACCCGATAGGAACAAAAAAATGAAAACGGTCGAAAACTTTCTTCACGCCTATTTCGTTATACGTAACCCCGACGCCGAAACGATCATATACGACGCGAGGTTCAAAATACCCGATTTTGCGGGTCCGGGTAAAGCCATGTATACGAAACGTAAAAAGGCGTCCATACAAAGGTGTGAACAATTCATATGGAACAATACCGTGAACGCACACTGGATCCCTATTTTTAACGCCTCGAAAAAGAAAGACGATCTCGCCGATACCGTCATGCAAGCCATTAGTTTCACGAAACGCGTCGAGCCCATGCAAAGCGTTTCGAAAAAGAGTAAAAAACTCGTTCCGAGAAAACCAAACGAGAACCAAAAACGGACGCGGTACTCTAAATCAAATTTAGCGTACATTTATAAGAATAAAACCGAACTCGAAGTTCTCGAAAATAATAAACGGTTCATGAAAGATCTGAAACGGTACTATAGAAGTATAGAAGATTTAGCGAATGAACTTGATTAACGTAAGTAAGTCGTATGCGGAACAGGTTTTAGTTGGAAATAGATTTCGTGGTGGAGTTTATTAAAGATTAACTATGTATACATGATATGACATGAAAAATTTTATTGATTTATGTGCTGGAACCGGGGCGTTTTCCATCGCCCTTGAATCAAGTGGAAAATACAAATGTGTATACGCAAACGATATTATGAAATCTTCCCAAGATATTTATAACATGAATCACGAAAATGGGACATTTAAATTGGGTGATATTATGGATATAGACGTTAAAACAATACCTTCACACGATTTATTGTGTAGCGGATTTCCGTGTCAACCGTTTAGTATTGCCGGTGACAAAAAAGGATTCGATGATGTTAGATCCAATGTTTTTTGGAAGATTATAGAGATACTCGAATACCACAAACCGGAAACAATCGTTCTTGAAAATGTGAAAAATCTCACTTCACACGATAAAGGTAACACGTTCAGGATTATAAAAGAGTTTCTTGAAAAGTGTGGATATATGATCAAATACAAGATTTTGGATACGGCTAAAATTACACCAATACCTCAACATAGAGAACGTATTTATATAGTAGGGTTTAGGGATAAGAATGCGTACGACGCGTTCGACTTTGATTTTGGTATACCTGAAAGAAAGTGTATCACGGATTTCATTGAAAAAGAAATTGACGATAAATACTATTATACGGATAAATTAAAAGTGTTTCCTCAAATCGAGAAGGATGTAACGAAAAATATAAGTGAAAATGTAATTTATCAGTATAGAAGATACTATATTAGAGAAAATAAAAGCAATTGCTGTCCTACCCTAACCGCTAATATGGGTAGCGGTGGACACAATGTACCTATAATAAAAGATACCCGCGGTATTCGTAAATTGACACCCAGAGAATGTTTCAATTTACAAGGGTTCCCTTCCGTATATAAATTTCCAAAAATGTCGGATAGTGCACTTTACAAACTAGCGGGTAACGCCGTCTCTGTACCAGTTATTTCACTCGTAGTGTCTAAATTAGTTAATTCGTTTACATCTACCTCAAATTCTTGTCCGCCGTATAGTACGTCTTCCCTTTCATGACGAAACTGTGTACCCGCGCATACGCCCACGCTTGTGCAGTAGCACCTGGTCGGTGTCCCGTACGCCACGCCGCTAAACCACGATCGTACACGGTTTTTAGCGTTTTCAAAGGTATACCCGTCACTTTAGAAATATCTTTCAGTTTAGTTATACCGGGGTACTTTTTACGAAACTTTGACGTATAACTCGACGTTTTCGTTTCGACGTTCTTATCGGTTTTGAACGGTTTATAATCACGCTTTAACATCTTTTTGTAACGCGTCTCGACATTCTTAAGAGTGTTCAGTCCCCTGAAATATTTTAACGGGGCATATATTTTACCCTCACTCTTACGAAGTTGCGTTATCTTTTTACGAATATCACTATCGGATAACATCTTAAAGATTGTGTTCGTACTTATACTAAATGGAGAAAAAAGTACTCGATCATGGTTTTGTTAGGCTCGTGGATCACATGCCACAAAAGAATCTCGATTCAGCAATTGTTCAAGCCGCTCGCGTCTCTTACGGAGACGGAACGAAAACAACTCGAGGTGATGCTGGTCTTATTCGATATTTAATGCGACATTGGCATAACACACCGTTTGAAATGGTTGAATTCAAGTTCCACATTAAAATGCCCATGTATATCGCGCGCCAACACATGCGACACAGAATGGCAAGTGTGAATGAGTACTCGGCAAGGTACTCGGTCGTCAAAGACGATCACTATAAACCCGAAACTCTACGCACACAATCCAAAACGAACCACCAAGGTTCAGAAGGTTCGGTCGAAATACCCGAGGAAGACGCAGAAACGTTCAACAAACACTTCGATACCTCGTACGAATTGTATAAAAAACTACTCGATGATGGGTGTTGTAGAGAACAGGCCAGGGGTGCACTCACACAATCCACGTATACGGAATTCTATTGGAAAATCGATCTCCATAATCTCATGCACTACCTCCGTCTCAGAATGGATCACCACGCACAAAAGGAAATAAGGGAGTACGCCGAGGCTATTTATGAAATCATAAAACCGCTCGTACCTATTACCATGAAAGCATTCGTAGACTTTAGAATGAACTCGATCCAACTTTCTGGACCGGAAATCGAGGCTATTGCAAACGGTACACCCATAGAGTCACCCGGTGAACGCCGAGAATTCGAGGAAAAAATGAAACTTTTGGGGCTCGATAAAAATGTCAGTAAAGAGTAAGTAAGAATAAATAAAATGTTTTCATTATCAACAGTTTCAGCTAATTTTGCATCAACACAAAAAAAGTTTAAGAAGTTTGGAAAGAAACTTCGTAAACAAAGACAAGAACAACTCAAAAACATTTCTGAGAAGGTTAAGGAAATTGGTAAAGACGAGATTGAAAGAACAAAAAACTTGTTCGAGAAACACAAGGAGTTCTTTACCGAAAAAGCTACTTCGTCTACATCGTCCCCGGAATCCACCGCTATTGATTTTTACGAGAAGCCCTAATAACGAGGTCTAAACTCAATAAAGAAAGTATTACGAACGCCGATTGGTTATCGTGAACTAACATATTACCAGCAAAAACAGCTGATAAAATACTATACTGAACGTACCTAGACTCGATTCTAGATCGTTCTATACTTCTTTTCATAGATGCTCTCGATTTCTCCAAACCGAGAACAGCTGTACTTATATTCCTTATCCTATTAGGCATTTCCATAGACGTCGAAAACATGTCGCCTATATCTATCACGTCCGAAACCTGTTCTCTAATCAGAGGTTCGAGGTAATCGAAATACGTAAATTTAGGGTCCAAGTTTACACACGTTCCTTCCACAGTAGAGAACGCCTTCGCGAGGTATATGAAAGATGTAGGTATAATAAACGGTTTCTTCTGTGCTAACGACATTAAAAGCTCGTCCTGCATGATATCGTTTCTCAAATTCTTACCATCGAGCGTTTCGAGATAGTTCAAAGTTGTTTTGAAAAAGAGTTCTATATCAGACGTATCAGACGTCGTTGGTAAAATAACTTTCAAATCTATCAAAGTATCAACTATACCTTTCGTATCCTTGTTTATTATGTATATGAACATCTTCTGGAACCCTTCTTTTATCTCGTCCGTAAGTTCAATAACGAGTCCGAAATCGTAAAATACGAGTTTACCTTCCTTAGAAAACCCCAAATTACCTGGGTGTGGATCGGCATGGAAAAACCCGTAATCCATCGTTTGAATCACGTACGAGTTTATGAGCGCTTCGCATACCTTCTTACCATTCACTTTTGGATCCGTTATCTCGGCGAGTTTTTCTGACTCGACGTATTCCATTACGATCATATCGTTATTAGACAATTCTCGGTAAACTTTTGGTACTTTAATCCACTTTACCTTTTTGAACGATTTACGAAACTTTATGGCGTTATCTATTTCCTTATTATAATCGGTTTCGGCGAGAAGGTAATCTATAGACTCGTCGAGAACATAGCCTGATGTTGCACCCGTATCGACACCCACTTTTTCGAGGAAGTTTACAATATCCTTAACGTCGTCCGTATCTCTTTTCATTATATTGTATATATCAGGTCGTTTGAGTTTTACGACGACCTCACGACCATCTTTTAAAACCGCTCTGTGTACTTGACCTATACTTGCCGATTTAAAAGGTTCGTAATCAAAACTCGAAAAAACTTCAGAATCGACGTGATCCTTAATTATGTTTTCTATAGAATCTTTATCGATAGGAGGTACATTATCTTGTAAAGATTCCAATTGACTGATAAATTCAATGGGGTATAAATCAGCACGCGTCGATGCTATTTGTCCCAACTTTATAAACGTCGGTCCTAAATCGACGAGTTGTTCTTTCGTCCATTTCCCAAACTTAACCTGATCCTTCTCAAATTGTCTTTTCCATAAAAATTCAGCCGCAAACTTCCACGTCTTTTGTTTTTGTCTTTGTGGTAATATTCTTATGGGTGTATTTTTTGCGAGACATGCCACCACCATCTTATTATAAATGACATTATAATTCTTTAAATAAATCTCCGAATACATAAAGTAAAGTGATGTGGCAAATATTTCTAATTTTATACATGTCTTATCTCATACTCGGCCCACACTGGGAATCAAGACTCATGGAAAAGAAACCGTTACGTATAGTCGATTCACCAAAAGAGTTTTTTAGACGTTCTATATTTATATCGTACGTGGCTATTTTATACACGGCGTGGTTCCTGTATAAACCATCGTATAATACACTCATGAACGCACTCATGATTTCCGGCGGTGCGACTTATGGTTTTTATACCAAATACGGTCCCGAAAAACCGTTCCCTATGCACATTCTTCTAAACACGTTCTTACTCGTCATGGGTATAGAATATTTAGATGCACAAACACTACTCTCGTTCTTACTTTTAATAACGTACCATCTCACTAAAGATATGCTGTACCTTCCCAAATAATAATTGTGTGTTTATATAAATGCGAGTTCATATCGTAGGCGCAGGACCAACAGGTATGTCGGTCGCTTGGGAAGTTCTCAGGTCGACCGAACACGAAGTCATACTGTACGACCGTAAAAAATCAGGCGGAGGTTCATGGTGGGAACCTTCTTTGAAACAAAGAGACCTACACGCACACAGAATAGTTTTTGATAACGCATTCGTAAACACGGATAGTTTATTCAAAGAGATGGGTATACATTGGGACGATATCTTTGAAAAACACGATACGAAAGTATACGGAACCGTATTCAAAAACTTAAAACCACGAGATTACTTAACACTCACATCTTTAGCTATAAGAGTATTAGCACAACCAAATAAATATAAAAGTATACCACTCGAAAATGCACTTGGCGAACTCTCCGATTCTGGAGAAAAACTACTTCGTGTATTACCACTTATCATGGACGGTGTTACGTGGGATACAATGTCAGCTTACGAGTTTGTTAAAAGTTTCGATCACGTGGGTACATCGAATCAGTGTGTACAAAAAGTTTCGGGTAAAGTCATGTGTGATGCAATGCAAAAAGCACTTGTAGATAAAGGTGCAAAATTTGTTTTTGAAACGGAACTCGAAAACGTACAATACGGAACAAACGAATACGTGGCTAAATTAAGCGATGGTAATCTTCTAAATGATGGTTTACTTGTACTCTGTATAGACAATAGTAAAGCACTCAAACTCATAGGTAATAATTGGGGTAAAGATGCGATTAAAAAGATAAGTCCGAGCACGTACGGGTGTATTAACATTTTACTCGATTACGAAAACGAAATATGTCTCGATAAAACCGATCTCGAATACGCCATGGAAACTGAATTTAATATACAACCCGTCGTATTATCGGACGGTAAAACCGTTTCGTGTGTTATATGTAATCTCACCGAGGAAATACTCGCAACCGATCCAGATACACTCAAAGCTAAAGTTTTAGAACAACTCGATCTCCAAAAACCCAAAGATATTAGAATAGCGTGGGGTTCGAATTGGAAAGACGGGAAATGGTCATTCGAACAGTCCTCGGGTGTTTTAAGTTTACACGGACAAGTCCCTTTTTACGGTGAGTGTTCTAAAGTCGCTTTGTGTGGTATGATGTCCGAAAGAAATACACCATACTCAAGTATAGAAGCCGCCATAGAAGTAGGTAGATCGTTTTGTCACAAAACGTTCAAAACGAGAAAACCGTTACAACCATTTTTAGTCACGTACTTTTTATTCATACTTATAGTTTTGGCGCTTATAATAATATATACTCGAAAAGAATGACTTTCCCTGTAGAAGCTACCGTATATGAACCCATGTATGAATATAACGATAAAAAATATATCAGAATTACTGTACCCGATAAAGTAAAGGACTATATACTCGCTTTACATGCGAACAAGTCCAATGTTATACTTTTTCCCGATAAACTCGACGATCCACTAGAAGGTAACGTTTTAAAAGTAAAAGTTCCGTTCAGGTACCGACGCGTCATGTGTAACGTAGACGGCGATAAACCTGTTCAATCACTTGTAAAAGGTGACCTAGTTAAAACCGAAATCCAATTTAATGGCGTTTGGAATGCTCACGAACACAGTGGGTACTCGTGGGTATTGAAATACATTAAAAATGTATAAATTATTTTACTTCTGTTATCTTTTCTTCGTTTTCTTCGTTTTCTTTGTTTTCTTCATTTTTAATATCCGGTAAATCAACCTCTTTTAATCCACCTTCTTTTAGTGCCATCAACATTTTAATACTTCCTTCAAGTAGTAAAGCGTCTTGACGCATTTTTTCGACTTGTTCTGACATTTTTTTAATATTTTCTTCTATATTCATAAGAACCATGTTTTTATATAATTGTATTATATTTTTTCTTTAATACCCTTAATATACATAAAGATTAATGGTGTATATTAATTAATGTCATTAACGCGTTCAGGATATCTCACAGGTGAGACACAAGAAATCAAAAACGAACTTACGGTTCGTGCCGTCGTAAACACGGAATTTGGGTTTCCTCCGCCTCCCTTTAAGGTATTCAGAAAAACGAAAACGGGTATATGCGTTCCCCGATTTTACGGCGAACAGAAAATCGGTCCACCGAAAGAAGATCGTCGTCCCGAACCAGTTAAAATATCGACCAAGTTTAATGGAAAATTACGTGACGAAACGCATCAAAACGATGCTTTGGCGGCTGCACTCAAAGCCGGACACGGTGTTCTTTCACTTCCGTGCGGGTTTGGTAAAACCACTGTATCCTTGGCCATAGCGTGTAAACTCGGGTACCGAACCATGATCGTCGTTCACAAAGAGTTCTTAGCAAACCAGTGGCGTGAACGTATTCAACAGTTTTGTCCTGGTGCATCTATAGGTATAGTCCAACAAGACAAAAAGGAAACAGAGTGTGATTTTGTCATTGCTATGCTCCAATCACTTTCGTTAAAAGAGTACTCGTTTAACGATTTTGATACGATAGGGACTTTGATTGTTGACGAAGCACACCATATATGCGCGAAAGTGTTTTCCCAGTCTCTATTCAAAATGTGTCCCAAACACATTTTTGGTCTTTCAGCAACACCGACGCGTAAGGACGGTCTTACGAAGGTTTTACACTGGTTCATGGGACCAACATTCTTTGCCGTCGAACGCGAAAATCAAAAACAAGTCGAAGTTTTCCCCATAGAATACTCGTGTCATCGTTATAGTGAACCACCACCGTGTACGCGTTTCGGCAAACTATCTTTAGCAACCATGATTACCGAACTTACCGAAGATCGTGCAAGAAACGTCGTCATACTAAATCTTATAAAAAATATCGTTAAGGGAACACGCCAAGTTCTCGTGTTAAGCGATCGTCGCCACCACTGTGAAGTACTCCACCAAAGTTTCAAGAAAACGTCGGGTTTATACATGGGTGGTATGAAAGAAGCCGAGTTAACCGAATCGAGTAAAAAACAAATCATTTTTGCAACGTTTAGTCAGGCGCATGAAGGTCTTGATATACCTTCACTCGATACGGTTATACTTGCAACACCTAAGTCTGACATCGTTCAATCTATAGGACGAATCATGCGTGAAACACACGGTAAAAAGAATAATCCTCACATTTACGATATTTTCGATCAGTGGTCGATTTGTCACGCCATGTATAATAAACGTCTCAAAGTGTACAGGCAAGGTGGTTTTAAAATTCCAAATACAAGAAAAGACGATGAACCAAATATGTTTAGTAAAGGAAAATGCCTCATTTTACCTTAAAAATAATCACTTATATTTATAAGAATGCCTTGTTGTGATACGGGTCGTAATATACAGAAGTATAAAGGAGCCGCAGCATCCACACTCCAGGATGTTACCGATAATGGTAATACAACAACTGGTGATATAATAACAACCTCTGGGTACTTTATAGGTGATGGTAGTAAACTTACAAACATACCAGGTGTAAGTGGTGCCGCATTTAATTTAGAGCAGGTTACAGCTCAAGGTAACTGGACGAGTAATACCGTAGATTTCCAAAATACACATACCGCGTTTACTACAGATCTCAATTCGAATGTTTTAGTAAAAATCGACCAACTCTATAACGTCTCAATAACGAGTCCGGATGATCATAAAAGTCTCGTATACAATTCAGGTACATGGATAGACGATTACATTGACTTTACATCCATCGAAGTTAAAGCGGGAGAAAATCTCGTAAAAGGTGATATTGTTTACGTTTCCGGGGCAACCGGAGATACACCCATAGTACACAAAGCAAATTCATCTGATCCTACGAAAATGCCGGCCATTGGCGTTGTTATGGACGGTAGCATAAACCAAAACAATAACGGACACGTCGTCACGTTCGGTGTTTTTAGTATGCCTTCACTAAACCCAAATTTTCAGGTAGGTGAAATACTTTACGTAAGTAACACCGCTGTAGGAGAATTGATGAACACGGTCCCGTTCGGTAATACAGATAAAATTCAAAACGTCGGTATTTGTGTTAAATCGGGAGGTAAAATTCTTGTTACTGGTGTTGGTAGAGCAAACGATATACCAAACGCAGAAATTGTAACTTCACAACCATCGTATATTTACGTAAACAGTACAGGTAACGAACTCAAAAAAATTTCAGCTTCCTCATTAAACACTAACGTAAACACGTTACAACAAGTAACAGACGTTAGTAACACAACATCAAATACAGTACAATTTACTAATACAAGTACTTCAATAATAACTTCTGGTAATGTTATCGTAGGTACAAACGTGTATGCAAATGAATACTATGGCGACGGTACAAACTTAACTGGTATAGCTTTGAATTCAGATCTTACAGATAATGTTACTCGAATAGGTACTTTGGAAACTGATCTTACAGATAATGTTACTCGAATAGGTACTTTGGAAACTGATCTTACAGATAATGTTACTCGAATAGGTACTTTGGAAACTGATCTTACAGATAATGTTACTCGAATAGGTACATTAGAAACTGAACTTACAAATAATGTTATTCGAATAGGTACTTTGGAAACTGATCTTACAGATAATGTTACTCGAATAGGTACTTTGGAAACTGATCTTACAGATAATGTTACTCGAATAGGTACTTTGGAAACTGATCTTACAGATAATGTTACTCGAATAGGTACTTTGGAAACTGATCTTACAGATAATGTCACGCGAATAGATACTTTGGAAACTGATCTTACAGATAATGTTACTCGAATAGGTACTTTGGAAACTGATCTTACAGATAATGTTACTCGAATAGGTACTTTGGAAACTGATCTTACAGATAATGTTACTCGAATAAGTACATTAGAAGGTGAAACTCAACCGGTTAATAGAGGTGGTACCGGATTTACAAGTTACACTATAGGTGATATACTCTATGCATCCGGAACAACTACACTCTCTAATCTATCTCCAGGTACATCTGGTCAAGTACTCACATCGAGTGGAACGGGTAGTGCACCAACTTGGACGACAGTATCCGGTGGAAGTAGTCCATGGTCAACACTCAATTCGAACGTATACTACACTTCAGGTAATGTCGGTATAGGAACAACGTCACCATCTTATAAACTTCACGTCGTGGGTACATCAAACTTTACAGACACGATGTATTTAAGTGGTAGCGCGGGTACATCTGGTCAAGTACTCACATCGAGTGGATCAGGTGCACCAACTTGGACGACAATAGCGAGTAGTCCATGGACAACCTCAGGTACAAACGTATACTACACTTCAGGTAATGTCGGTATAGGAACAACAAATCCAAACTATAAACTCCACGTCGTGGGTACATCAAACTTTACAAACGCAATATATGCAAATGGTAGTGCAGGTACATCTGGTCAAGTACTCACATCGAGTGGAACGGGTGGTGCACCAACTTGGGCAACAGTTACCGGTAGCGGTTTGAGTCCTTGGACACTGTCAGGGTCAGATATTTATAGAAGCTCAGGTAATGTTGGTATAGGAACAACAACACCAGCGTACCCATTAGATGTTAAAGGTGATATACGCACTACATCAGAAAATGGTTTTATAGGAAATGGGCGTTATATAAGTGGTATTAATGTTACAAGTGAAAGAGGTAGTACAATTATAAATTTTGGACAACAGTCAAGTCTTACACAATCCGTAAACGGTAGCCCATTGTAATTTTTATTTTTTTAATTCGTTTCTTATATTAGTAAAATGGCTACGCAGGAATTAGTCGCCCAACTTAATCCAGAACATTATGATAATTTAACAGATGCAAATGCTATTGGTAGAACTAATTTTGGTATATCTTCGTGTCAAAATAATACGGGTACAGTTTTTGCTATAGGTTCAGATGATAATGTTACAGTTTATACAAGTAATTTGTACGCAACTAAATACGCAACGTCTATTTCAAATCCAGGAAACTCAAATAGTTTATTTGGGTTTAAAATTGCCATGGATTCACCGGGAGATACTATTATAGTTGGTGCACCAGGAGATAATAGAGCTTATGTATTTGATGCACAAAATCAAGCTAGAACGACATGGACTCAACGTTCATCCGGATGGAATAATAATAGTTATCTAGGGACTTCTGATTCTGGCACCATACATTACGGTTCAGATGTAGACGTGGCAGGTGATGATGATTCGTTATTTGTTATTGGTAGACCTGGTGATCATAAAATCGAGTTATGGTCTTGGCCAAAAGGGTCTTCGGCCACACTTTTAACAACTATAACACACTCAGACAACTTCGGTTTTTCATGTAAACTTTCGGCAGATGGTCAGGTTGTTATAGCCGGTGGTCCGGGTAATTATTATCCATCTTACAGTAATGCTTATGGTAATGGTTTAGCATACGTATACGCAAAAGATCCTTTAAACGCGAGTACATGGACACAAAGAACACTTCCATTTGATTATACTGATTGTCCTACCTACGTAGAATATACTGATGCAAAACTTACAACTATAAAAAGTGTTACTGATACTACTATTGAATCTGGTGGTACTAGAACACCCGTTAATCCAGCTTTTGGGTTTAGTGTAGCTATAAATAAAGACGGTACTTTTATAGCAGTTTCTGCACCTAACAGAAGGTGTTTTTTTGCAGCCGAGTGGATAAATGATACATCTTATAATTGGTTAACAGGTAAACCAGTTACAGGTGAAAAAGATTCATTTGGCACTTTTTTATTTATGCAATACGACGGAACGCGTATAGTTACAGGTAACTCAAGTATTGAAGAAAAATATTACTGGGATGGTGGTGGTATTTTTCCGAGATGGGATACAACTAACTATCTTCCAAAAAGTTACTGTATATTAGACTGGAATGGTATTTATTACACAAATTATAGTGAATCATTCAATCTATACTCGTTAGGTGGATTACCTACATCTATGTCAAAAAACGGGGAATTTTGTTTATTTTCTATGAAATATGATTATAATGGTTTTACAGGTAATGAGGCTAGAGTAACGGGTAGTAATAGAACCACGTATGGTGGGAGTACGGTTTTTTCTTTTACAAGATTCGCACCTACGATAAAAATTTTAGGGACAACGACGATAGGTGGTGATTTAAAAGTACGTTTTTTAAGTGTAGGTGGTGATAAATCATATATAGAAAGTAATACCAATGCGGGTTACGTTACCGGATATATAAATTTTGAAAATACTAAAGATGAACATAGTATTTTTAGGTCACAAATCATAAATACATCACAATATACTGGTGATGATAATTTATCCGAACTCTTACTTTTTAAATCTGGACACGTTCGAGGTCTTAATTCCAGAGGTCCTGATAGAATACGTATTAAATCACCAAGTGTTATTTTAGAAGGTATGACATGTGAAAATCATCCGCTTTATGTTCCAACCCCCGATTCAATTGGAGTAGTATCTGAAGTATGGTCTAAATTTCTTAAAGAAGCTTCCGCGGTTTATTCTCGATTAACCTTAACGGGTATAGGTAATGTAGGTATAGGTGTACCTGAATATGCAGATCATATCATCAAGGAAAATTGGAATTTAGGGTCCACTTCTATCGTAGAAGCTAGTGATTTTCATAAACAAAATGAAAATGCAAATGCACAAGCACCACCTCTCATAAACCATAGACTGGTTATAGATGGTACACAAAGTATACAAAACGGTAAACTTTACATAAACAATCCAATATCTTCAAATCTAACTACAGATGGTATGTCGGCTTGTTATAATACCATGACGAGTGATTGTATTAAAAATACAAATACTACAAATATACCTTACGTGATATGTGATATTAAGAAACGTAACCCTTATTTAAATCGTGAAGATGGGTACGTCTATTATGAAGATCGTATGAAATTATACAATACGATTACATACGATGATGTAAATAAAGGGTTATATTTTGGAACAAGTACATCTTATGCACAGGGGTTTATTCATGAAGCACGAGATACCATTACAGGTAATGTTACGAACGCTTTAAGTGGTGTATATACAGTCTCGTATTGGTTTATGTTAAAAGATTATGCACAAAGTACATTTGGGACGAGTGGACAATTGGTATTCACTGCTTATAGAGATACTGCGTTTGGATACGGTCATAAAATTACAAGTTCGGGATTCAAAATACAATATTCGCCAGATAACTCAACAGCCGTTAATATACCCGTAGAAGCTGACTATACTGTAAATTATACGTTTAGTCAAAATGTATGGTACCATGTATGTGTTAAAGTAGATAATACAGCTGGAAATGGCGCCACCGAGGGTACAGCAACTACACAATTATGGATAAACGGTGTATCACAATCTTTAACCGCAAACGAGACAGTTAGAGATATGCAAGGAAGATTCCCAAGATTTTGTTATTTTGGGGTAGTTAATCAAGCAGTTAATCAAACACAATATGGATACATGACAGGTAATCATACTTTAGGTGGTGATGGTATGTATGGTCACCTTATTAGTAATATTAAAATTTATATCGCACACGATGGTACGGATTCTTTTGAAAGGGTAGCTGTACCAGATTACAACAGTGCTTCTGACTTTTATAACGAAGGACCACCCAATGAAGGAATATCATTATCAGGTGGTATGAATATATCAGGTCATTTGCGTGTAAATGGTAGTACGGGTACATCTGGGCAAGTACTCACATCGAGTGGATCAGGTGCACCAACTTGGACGACAGTATCTAGTAGTCCATGGTCAACATTAAATTCGAACGTATACTACAATTCGGGTAAAGTTGGTATAGGAACATCAACACCAGATAGTTTACTTACTTTAAATTCTTCAAGTAATCATACTGTTACCATAGATTCAGGAACATACACTTCATTTTTACATATGAATAGAACTAATGGTAATTGGTATGCTACAACAGATAACACTGATACATGGAATCAAAATTTATACTGGCTTGCTAATACAAGTGATACAGGAAACCCCCTAAAAAGAATACTTCGATTCGAAAACGACACTGCCAGTGCTGGTAGCAATGCTATTGGTACATTTACAGGTCAACACATGAGTTCTATAATAGATGTGAAACCCAATAATGTAAATGATTATGTAGGTTTGATAGTATCATCAAATCAAAACGATTACATGACAGTTAGTGGTGTTCCATTACGAGGTGCAAAAAATATACACGTTAATGAAGCTATACCAATAGTAAAAATAACATCGAAGGCATATGATAAATCTTGTTTTGGTGTGCTATCATCCAGCGAAGATACAAATGAAAGATCACAAGTAATGGGTCAAATTCGTTCATATTTTTATAAAGAAGATGGAGATACACGTGTATATGTAAACTCTATAGGTGAAGGTGGTATATGGATAGTAAACGAAAATGGTGTTTTAGAATCGGGTGATTATATAACCACATCTAACGTGAGTGGATATGGTATGAAACAAGATAGTGAGTTTTTAGCAAACTATACAGTTGCAAAAATAACAATGGACTGTGATTTTAATCCAAAACAAGTTCCAGTTAAACAAATAAAAAAGATAAACAAATTAGTAACTTATTACGTGCATAATAGCGATAATACCACTATTAGTGAAAATGAATACATTAAACTCGACAATGTACAGAAACAAGAATACACACAAGAAACCAAAACTGAAACAGTAAACGATTTAGATAGTAACGGGGAGTTTCAGTGGGAAGACACTTTAGAAACTGAACTAGAATACAGTGTCAGGTATTTAGACATAAATGGAATAGAAACAACACAGGAAAATAGTGTATATACAGCTGCATTTGTAGGGTGTACATATCACTGTGGTTAAACTAATTTACCATTCTGGAAAAGTCACAATGGTAGAAAGTTTACTTTCTTGGAAGTGAATCCATGATCGCTAGGGCAATAACACCCGCGATGAAAAACATTACGACGTAATTACACTCCGTATCGTCTTGACCTAAAACCGCATACGATTTTGAATTCAAATTCGAACGCGGACGCGAAGGTGAAGACGCTACGCTTTTATTTTCCTGGTACCACGAAGGTCTCTCGACTGGTTCTTCGTCTAAAGGACAATAAGCTATCATCTATACTATACTATATTTACAAATTAATTTCGACCGTTTTTTTCTTTCGACTACCACCTCTTTTAGACTTGGTCTGGGCCTGAGTAACTTTAACTTCGCGAACTTCACTATCTTCATCGGCAACATCCTCAGATACTGGTGGCTCTGCTATATCCGAAATATCGTCTTCCAAATCAATCTCGGGTTCTTCGACTTTATTCAAACTCGTCGTGTTCATGGGTGGTTGTGGAGGCATCATTATGTTACCCATAAGACTCGAAATATCGAACCCTGGTCCCTGCATTTCGCGTCTTCCACTACCTTCACTCGATGGTTCACTCGATACACTTTGTTGTTGAGATTTAGACACCGTATTCTGAACCGCGGACATCATATTCTGAACAAGTTCCGGGTTCTGTTTAATCACATCGTTCATGTTCGGCATGACTGATTTGAACATGCTATTCGTTAAATGGAACATCATAGCTGAACCACCAAGCATCATTATAAGTTTTACCTCGGGGGCGACGTGCATTTTCGTTCTATACTTCACGTATAACTCCTCGAAAACCTCATCGTAATCGTCCACATTTTCCATAACGTTTTCGGACCAACCATCGAGTTGGATCTCGAATGGGTTATACTTTTTATTCAAAAACTCAAGACCCGTGGTACACGCAATAAGCATACGTCTCGAAAACTTTATAGACTTATCGACGTCTATACTATACGTTATCCGCTTAACTTCGGCTCTAAGTTCGTCTACGGGGGAATAAGCATTCAAACGCTTGTTTACAGTAAACCCTTTTTTTTCCAAACGCCCAAGTTTGTTTACGAGATCAACCTTTTCCTCGTCGATAGTTTTAAACCCAGGTGATGGTTTTTCCTCCTCTTCTTCCATGGCGTATCCTCCTCCACCACCCCCATAACCATAATCCATAGTATCGGGTTCATCGTCGTACTCGCCGTAATCGACTGGGTCTTCTGGAGGAGGGGCGGATGGTGGGTTCTGTTTGTTCGGGTTCGCGAACGAGTCTATATCTTCCTGAAAAACTTGCGCCTGTGGTGGCGTAAACTGAGTTTTCATCGGTTTAGGCATTTGCCTTCTGATAGTTTGAGGCCTGGGAACTTCTATTTCTATCTCGTTCATAAGTGCCTGTTCGTTATCATCTAGTTTCATAACGTTAGTATCGCCACGATTAAGAATAATCTCTCCGTCCATTACTATTACTCTTTATATTGAAACTATTCTAATTTCTTTAACGCACTTTATAAAAAAATCTCAGTCCATAACAAATGATTAAACTCAACACCACGAACAAAAATACACTCAGGGCGATTGTCATAGTTTTTGCTATACTCTGCGTTCTCCAAATGCTTAAAACGAGCTACTATACACCAGCCCCAGTCGACATCGAAGTCGTCAGTGAAGGTTCGCTCTTCGATCTCGAATCCAAGGAAGAGTGTCTCGGCAAATCGTACTACTCGGATAGCCGAGGCGGTGTTTGCGACGGCCAAAAATTGGTTGTCGGACAAGCGAGTTATAAGATGAAGTAAAATCTCCGGTATATATAAATGGCTTTAGTGACTAGTCAATCAACCTTACCTGATTTCGAATGCGAACACCATACAGTTGTACTCGATAACCTGGATACTGTCAGTGATACCGACTTTACTCTATATTTACCAACCCCACTCGAGAACGTTGTTCAGGCACAGTTATTAGCGGCGAGTATTAACACTACCGATGATACTCAAAGGTGTATACACGTAGGCATAGAAGAACTCAAAACGTACTTCAGTCAACGTGGTAAAAACGATCTCGATGACGCAGATAATCACCTAAACGGTATATTCGGTACGATCGTGTGTGAACACAAATTACACGCGGCTTCAAATCCTCAACAAAAAGCCGTATTTTTTAGAAACGAGTATCCAATCGTTCAACAATACTATAATCCCATTCGAAAGATCGATAGATTGACGTTTAATTTAGATAAACAGGACGGTACAGCGGCAGACTGTGGCGATGCAGTTTTTGTTTTTAGATTTGTATGCAAAAAAAGAAATTTGCCCTATGAATAATTTCAGGTCATTTTTTAACCTTTTCTTATTATAAATGTCATCAGGTATTATTCAACTCGTTGCAATAGGTGCTCAAGATGAATACATCACAGGTTCTCCAGAAGTAAGTTTTTTTGTATCGTCATTTAAAAGACACACAAATTTTTCTCAAGTCGTCGAACCACAGGTTATACAGGGTAATCCCAGTGCAGGATCCATGTCATCCATCACATTCGAAAGAAATGGTGATATGTTAGGATATACATATCTCACTATAGATAATAACACAGAAGCTCTTGATATACAGAATTGGGATACACTTATAGATAAAGTCGAACTTCTTATTGGTGGTCAGGTTATAGATACCCAGGACGCCATTTTTACAGAAAAAATAGCTATTGATACATTTGCAACGAACGTATCAAAAAGTGCATTGGGACCACATCCAGGTGTAAGTGCGAATTCTTATTTTTACCCATTACGTTTCTTTTTTTGTGAAAGCGCACAGTCCGCATTACCTTTAGTTGCACTCCAATATCACAATGTTGAGATACGTATACATTGGGGCCAGGATGCAGGTAATTACAACTTTGAATGTTATTCTAATTATTATTACCTTGATGAACAGGAACGTAAAAACGTTACTACAAAAAAACACGATTTAATAATTACACAAGTTCAAAAAAATGATGCGTCGAATGAACGTATACAAGAATTAACATTTAATCACCCCGTGAAATATATAGCTTGTTCAGAAACATCAGGAACGGGTGCATTAACATCAACAACAAATAAAGTAAAAATTCAGGTTAATGGTTCGGATATAACCAATTTTAAGTGGGCAAAAACACACTTTATAGATGTTATGAATTATTACCATACAAATTTTGTTACGTCCCCGGACTTTTTCTTATATTGTTTTTGTATCACATCGAGTTCACTCCAACCGACAGGAACACTCAATTTTAGTCGTATAGATTCAGCCAGAATAATAAGTGAATCCATGACCATTAACGATCCCATATACGCAGTCAACTATAACATACTTCGTATCGAAAATGGTATGGCTGGCCTCGTTTACGCAAATTAAAATACAAGCTTATAATAAATGGTTAAAAAATTACCAACAATCGAGCGGTCTACCAAAATCCTGTTTGGTAAACAAGCTCCTGCAAATCAAGCGGAAAATACAATTGTTTTAAACGCTTCGTCTACAGCTATTGATGCACCAACGAGCGATAGTATTTATATGTCACCTTTACGCGTGACAAATCCTGCATCTACAACTGTTATTGGGTATAATTCAACAACTAAAGAACTTTATAATACAAATATATTAACTTCAGATATAGGTACTGGTGGTGGTAACAGTGGTGATATAACTTTGGGTACAGGAACAACAGGAGACTACGTTGCAACTATTACAGGTGGTGACGGTATTTCTAGTACAGGTGCAACTTCAGGTGAAGGAACAACACACGAGATTTCCGTTGATACGAAAGCAAATGGTGGTTTAGTCATAGAAAATGGTGAACTTGCAGTCAATCTAAGTGCATCTTCTATAACAGGTACTTTAGCAGTAAGTGATGGTGGGACAGGTGCAACTACACTAACATCAGGTAAAATACCATACATAAAATCTGATAATACATTTGGCGATAGTAAAATATCTTATAATGACACAACTCAAGTTACGTCACTTTCTTCAAACCTAACTGTCACTGGCAATTTACTCGTTCAGGGTAGTGCTACATTTCAACATTCCAAAATACATACCGTTTCCGATCCACTTATTGAAGTGGGTAATGCAAACGCCATTGATACAATTGATATGGGTATTATCATGACCAGGCCAACTGCAAACGTTGTTGCTGGTTATAGAGGTGATGAACAAGAATATACTATTGCATATACACTTAGTGATCCAAGTGGTACCGATATAGTACCAACAAACTCAACAAGCGATGGCTACATTACCGCGAATATTTGGGGGAATGTTTTATGTGGTAATGTTACTACAACCGGAACAGTAATTGCCGATACGTTTAGTGGTTCGGGGACAAGTTTATCAGATTTGAATGCGAGTAGTGTATCGTCCGGTACTTTACCAGTAAGTTATGGTGGGACAGGTGCAAATACACTCGATAACTTAATACAAATGGGAACACATACGACTGGTAACTACGTTGCAACTATTACAGGTGGTGACGGTATTTCTAGTACAGGCGCAACTTCAGGTGAAACTATAGCACACGAGATTTCCGTTGATACGAAATTAAATGGTGGTTTAGTCATAGAAAATGGTGAACTTGCAGTCAATCTAAGTGCATCTTCTATAACCGGTACTTTAGCAGTAAGTGATGGTGGGACAGGTGCAACTACACTCGATAACTTAATACAAATGGGAACACATACGACTGGTAACTACGTTGCAACTATTACAGGTGGTGACGGTATTTCTAGTACAGGTGCAACTTCAGGTGAAACTATAGCACACGAGATTTCCGTTGATACGAAATTAAATGGTGGTTTAGTCATAGAAAATGGTGAACTTGCAGTCAATCTAAGTGCATCTTCTATAACCGGTACTTTAGCAGTAAGTGATGGTGGGACAGGTTTAACAGGGTATAACGCAGGTGATTTACTCTACTATTCTAGTGGATCCACACTCACCAATTTGGGTATAGGTCAAGCTGGTGAGGTACTCACAGTTTCCGGTGGTTTACCATCTTGGCAGGCAGCTGGTGGTAGTAGTTTATGGTCACAGTCAAGTTCGAGCATATACTATTTGACGAGTAATGTCGGTATAGGAACATCGTCACCGAGTGCTCCTTTAGAAATCGAGTGCCTAAATGTTACGAATAATTATCAAACGGATAATGGTTTAAGAGTGAAACAATCAAGTTCATCTTACCCCGCAACAATAAGTGTACAATCGGCTTCATCTACAGAAGACGCTTATATTTCATTTCAATACGATTCTTTAGGAATTTATGGTTGGTCTTTTGGTATGGATAGTTATGATACCGCAGGGTATAGAAAACTGAAATGGTCACCCACCCCACATAACCTTGGTTCTCCAAAAATGACTCTAATAGAAACTGGAAAATTAGGTATAGGAACAGAAAATCCAGCTTATGATCTTGACGTCGCGGGTGATATAAACTTTACCGGGACGCTCTACCAAAACGGTTCAGCGTTTAGTGGTGGTGGATTTACCGGTGATATTGCCGATTATATCACACACACGGGTAATTCCACTGCAAAGTTTGGGTTTCCTTCAGATAATGTATTTGTAGTTTACACGGATAATTCAGAAAGGTTCAGAATCAGGAGTGACGGTAATGTCGGTATAGGAACATCGTCACCAAGTGCTCCTTTACAAATCGAATGTGCAGATAATAATAATTCCAATAATGGGTTATACGTGTACCAATCAAGTTCGTTGTACCCTGCTAGATTAACTATAAACGTAAATGCTACTGATCGAGACGCTTTTATGACGTTTACAAATTCCACGTCAAATTGGTCTTATGGTTTGGATACTTCAGATAGTGGAAAATTGAAATGGTCAACCGACTTAAACTATTTAACTACGAATACAAAAATGACTCTGGACAATACTGGTAATTTGGGTATAGGAACAGAAAATCCAGCTTATGATCTTGACGTCGCGGGTGATATAAACTTTACAGGGACGCTCTACCAAAACGGTTCAGCGTTTAGTGGTGGTGGAAGTAGTCCATGGACAACCTCAGTTTCGGACATATACTATAATTCGGGTAATGTCGGTATAGGAACAACAAGTCCGTCCGGAAAATTTGAAGTTTATAAATCTAGTAGTTCAAATTATTCATCTCCAGTCGCTATGTTTAGTTCATCCACGGGCAGTGGATATGATGCACATGTAACAATACGAGGTATGACTAATACTGCATTAACGTTTTGGAATGATGATTTTAATGATTATATGACTATTGGTTACACACAATCAGGCGCTAACGGATTCAGGATATCCCCTGGAACTTCACTTTCAGGTAGCACAGGTCTTTTTGTAGAAAATCCTAGTGGTAATTTGGGTATAGGAACAACATCACCAACTCATAAACTCCATGTCGTGGGTGATATAAACTTTACAGGGACGCTCTACCAAAACGGTTCAGCGTTTAGTGGTGGTGGAAGTAGTCCATGGACAGAATCTGGATCATATGTATACTACAATGGGGGTGGTTATGTCGGTATAGGAACATCGACACCGACTAGTGCTTTACATGTCGAGTGTAAAAGCAGTTCATTTTACAATGTTAATGGGTTATACTTGAAACAATCAAGTTCGTCGTACCCTGCTAGATTAACTATAGAAACATATTCTTCTACTCAAAAGTCTTTTATGACGTTTAAAACTGGTACAAGTTTTGGTTGGAGTTATGGTATGGATGGTTCAGATAGTGGAAAATTGAAATGGAGTTATAATTACAACGATCTAAATTCTAGTACAAAAATGGTTCTTACCGAATATGGTAAACTCGGTATAGGAGAAACGAACCCAACTGCTCCTTTACATGTCGTATGTGACGGTTCTACTAATAGTTACTATCAAAATGGGTTATACTTGAAACAATCAAGTTCGTCGTACCCTGCTAGAATAACTATAGACAATATTGATTCTAATCAAAAGTCTTTTATAACGTTTAAAACTGGTAGTTATGGTTGGTCTGTTGGTATGGATGGTGGAAACTTTAAACAATTGAAATGGAGTTATGATTACAACGATCTAAGTTCTAGTACAAAAATGTATCTTACCGAATTTGGTACTCTCAGTATAGGATATAGTAACCCAAGTTCATCTTATAAACTTTATGTCTCCGGTGCTGCATATATTGGGGGTTCTCTTTCAAAAATGAGTGGTTCTTTCAAAATAGATCACCCGCTTCCAAGTATGAGTAATACGCATTACCTATACCATTCTTTCATAGAAGGTCCAAAAGCTGATCTCATATATAGGGGTAGTGTTGATTTGGTAAACGGGAGTGCATCTATAAACTTAGATACCGTTTCTAAAATGACAGATGGTACATTTGAGGCTCTAAACAGAGACGTTCAGTGTTTTACAACAAACGAAACTGATTGGGATGCAGTAAAAGGTTCTGTATCTGGAAACATTCTCACAATATCGTGTCAAAACACATCGTCTTCAGCAAATGTTAGTTGGATGGTCATTGGTGAAAGAAAAGATCAACACATGTATGATACGGAATGGACGGACGAAGAAGGGCACATTGTTCCAGAAGTATTAAAATCTTTGTAATAAGTATATATACAAAATGGGAATAAATGTTAACGAATCTAAAACAATTAAGTCTACAGGTATCGAAGTACCCAATTTTTACGTAGGATTACGTAAACTAACCAGCAGAGAACACATTAATATTGAACTTTCACCAGATTCAAACACGTATACCATATCTGCTTGTTTCGATCACCACATTAGCAAAGATATAAAAACGCAAGGTAAAATGCCGATTGATTATCAGATTGTTACAGTTTCTAACGTCAGTGTAGATTCAAACATTAACATACTATCTGAACTATACACCGAACTCAAAAAAGGGTACGAAACGTTCACGGAAAATGTTTAAAAAAATAAAACCTTACTATAATATAAAACATGTCTGGAGGTATTGCTCAACTCGTTGCTATAGGTGCACAAGACGCACACCTTGTCGGTCAACCCGAAGTTTCCTTCTTTAGATCTAACTATAAACGTCACACGAATTTCGCCCAAACTGTTGAAAGACAAGTTATCCAGGGGAACCCAACTGTAGGTGGTATGTCCACCGTTCGTTTCGAAAGAAAAGGCGATATGCTCGGATACGTCTATATTGCAGCAAACACGGGTACTCAAGCTCGAGGTTTTAATGCCGGAAATTGGGTAACTGCCATTTCCAAGGTAGAATTGTTAATTGGTGGTCAAGTCATCGACGAACAAACGTCTAACTTTTCTCAGTACATTGCACCAAATTTATTCGCACAAAACTTATCTAAATCTACATCTGGGTTTGGAGATGTAACCGCTAAAAATAAGTTTTACCCACTCAGGTTTTCGTTTTGCGAAAACGCACAATCGGCTTTACCATTAATTGCACTTCAATACCACGACGTCGAATTGAGAATCACGTGGGGGTCTAATTTCAATCCTGATAGTGGTGCGTCTGATGCTAAATTTGAAGTATACTCTCAGTTCATTCATCTCGACACGGATGAGAGAACGGTTTTGTCTTCCACACCACAAAAAATGCTTATTACCCAAACACAAAAGGTGATCGCGTCGGGTTCCAAAATTCAAGAATTGAATTTTAACCATCCAGTTAAGTGTTTGGTTGTGTCGGAAGGAGCTCAAGCGCTTGGTATATGTACACCAACCAATAAAATAAAACTCCAAATCAATGGTACGGATGTTACCGATTTCAAATATACAGAACCACATTACACCGCGGTAACTTCGTATTATCATACTCAATCGTCTAAAACCGAAGACGCTCCTAATGGTATTAATGACTCGTTCTTCTTGTACCCATTCTGTCTCGATACGTCTAAACTCCAACCAACCGGGTCGCTCAACTTCAGTAGACTGGATTCCGCGAGACTCGTAAATGACACGTCAAATTCTACCGAAAATGTATATGCCGTCAACTATAACATCCTCCGCATCGAAAACGGTATGGGTGGTTTGATGTATTCCAACTAAACAATTAAATTTAATTTAGCCACTTATTATAAATGTTTTGGAAACTCATTTTTTTAGCAGCTTTCGTTTTTATAATAACGTACGATCCAAAATCAGGTACTTTGAATCACCTCGTCGACTCTAAACAACAACAACCCGCCCAAAATGCGGAGTGTAAAGAGGGACATTACCAGGAGATTCAATTTGCTCAACACGGGTACGAGTGTCCCCAAGAAAAACGTGTTCATATGGGTGCGATTATATGAACTTAAAAACATGGTCACTCTTTTTAGTATAAAATGTTTACCTTCGACAGAGAAACCGCAATAATTGTCGCCATCATAGTGTGTATAGCCGCATCTGCATACATGTATAAAGAACTCAAAAGTACAAAACAAGATCTCGAAGACGTTAAAGGGTTTAACGGGAAACTCGTTTCTTTTTTGTCCAGTCCACCACCATCACCACCAAAAAAAGTGTTTTCAGAATCAACCCAAGTTGAAATTCAAAAAGAAAAAAATCAAGATAGCGAAGAAGAATCCTCAGAATAATCATCTCGCTCAATTATAACTTGCTAATGAGCAATGAAGAAATACAAGGCAATAGCTATTCCTGTAACGTTTACGGGTGATAAACCAAAGTTTCTCACTGTCCGGGATCGACGATTCAAAGATTGGATATTCGTCACCGGAGGGTGCAGGCGAAGAGAAATACCTAACCCTCTAAGAACGGCTCTAAGAGAACTCGAAGAAGAAACCAGGGGAGTCATTTCTCTCAAAAAAGGCGAATATACAAGCTATAAGTTTACGGTAAAAGAAAGTCCAGGCGTTGAATTAGAATATAACGTGTTCGTGTTTTTCGTAAATTATACTTTACAAGAACAAAACGAACTCATACGAAAATTCAACGAAGAAAAACAGAAAACAAATTTGAAAAAAGCACAGAAACAACCCATCAAGAGAACACACGATGAAAACGATTTCATGACTTTTGAAACACTCACGGAGTTTAACACGAAAAAACAGTGGGATCGTATAGTTAAAAACATACTAAACAACCCCGAATTCTACGCGTGTGTAACTTCAGTCGATAGAAAAACCTTCTCTATAAAATAAATAATGAAGTCGAAAGCTTACATTCTTCACCAGATAAAAGAACTTCTCGTAGATAGACACGGGTACACACAGGCTAAAGCAGAAAGGTACGCGGAACTACACAAGGAAGATAAAGTTTATGAACTTCTCGTGTTAAAAAAGTCTTTATCTGAACAGGAAGAGTACCCGGAAGTGTCCTATAGAAGATCTATATGGCACCACGAGTATGAAGAAGACTAATATAAAAAAATAAATCTAATAATTGGTAAGTATGTTTAAACAATGGTGTAGAGAACAGGGATTCTCTAACGGATCCAATTTATCACATGTGCTCATGGACGGTGGTGTCCTTTCCGTGCCATTTGATAGATTGAACGAATTTTACGAAAAGTACGTAGATGCATATAACTCCGGCGAAAAGATATTCGTCGTCGAACAAAAAACCGAAAACTATAACTTTTTCGTCGATCTCGACTATAAAGACGAAGACGAAATGACGTTTGGTGAAGTGGAAAGTGTGTGTAAAGTCATATGCGATAAGGTTAAAAAGTTTGGCGGTAAAGAAGCACTCGTTTCCGTAGCCGCACCCAAACCCGCAGGACACCTCATAAAAACGGGTATACACATTAATTGGCCTGATTTTGTTGTTAATAGACCATCGGCTATAGCCCTAAGACAACATATCATTAACACACTTAACTTAGTGTATGGCTCTAAACAATGGGACGATATAGTAGACGCTTCCGTATACGGAAGTTCAGAAAGAAAAACGAAAGGAAGCGGTTTTCGAATGCCGTGGTCACACAAAAAAGGGAAACACGAAGCGTGTTCAGGACAAGGGTGTACCTTATGTAACGACACCGGTAAAGAAGTTCAGGGTGAGTACAGACCCATTTTTATTTACAGGTGCGGACCTTTTAGCATGTTAGAAGCGATAGAAGGACACATCGCAAATACTAAAATCATGCATATGGCTACACTCAGAACACAATGTAGTGTTCCGGTGATCGTAGAAGGTTCAAACATAAAAAAGGAAGGTGAATTTACAGCAAATGAAATAAAAAACGAGTTCAAAGATCAAGAAGTCATTTCAAACCTAGAACAGTTCATAAGAAAACACCTCGAAGGTCAAGGTATGGCTAAAATTACAAAAATTTACGAACACGAAGGTAGGTTTCTCGTTTCAACAACATCACACTATTGCGAAAACCTTAAACGATCACATAACTCAAATCACGTATGGTTTAGTGTTTCTAATGGTAAAATAACACAAAAGTGTTTTTGTAACTGTGAAACCATGAAAGGAAGATTTTATGGGTTCTGTAAAGATTTTACAGGAAGACGACACGAACTACCACCATCCATACTAAACAAACTCTACAAAGACGGTAAAATAGATAAATTTCTAGAGAAAAAACCAAAAAAGAAAGAGGTCAATGTTATTAAACATCAAGATACAGAGGAAGTTAAACACTTGCTCAGTTCCTTTATAAAAAAACACGTCGTAAAGGGAAAAGACGTTCCTGTTACGAAAATAGAAAAGAAAAAACCAAACCTCTTTTCAGTATCAACATCTTACACGTGTGAAGAGTGTCACTCACAAAACATTCAGTTTCAAATTCTAAAAGGAAAACTCGAACAAAAGTGTAAATGTAGAACGCGCATACATGTGCTTACAGATAAAATAATAACTAAATTATAGAACAACAACATGTTACCTGTTGTCTTTTTAGCGTTTGTAATATACATTACGTCTTCTTTAATTAAACCAAAAAACAATACAGAACAGATTAACTCGCTCATAAAAGAGTCACTAAAGTATTCGGGTATAAACAAAGTCGCTTATAAAGACTTTTTAGTCAACATTAACATGGCTTTAGAGTATAATAAACACGTAGAACAGTCAAAAAAGTTTTTACACAGGGCAATAAACAATCTCGATGAAATAAGTCTCAGTAGCGTTTCAGGTGATATGGGAGTACAAGAAGAAATAGATACCTTAACTGTTAAACTACTCGCTTATTTCAACGAATTACACGTTAGAAATGAAATACAACGTGTAAAATACTTAAAAGAAATGTATAAATATAAGTTATAATGACAATACGAACGCGTTCGGGTAGAGTTTCTAAAGTACCAGAAAGATTAGAGTTATTCGAAGAAATCGAAGACGATTACAAAGAAGACGAATACGATTCCGATGTGGATCTTCTCGAAACGGACGACGAAGATTTCTTAGAAGAAGAAGATAGTGACGAAGATGAAGAAGACTACTCGGATTCGGACGCAGACGAAAACGGGAACTTGAAGGATTTTGTCGTCGACGATGACGACGAAGACGAAGATTATTTGGAAGACGAAGAAGACGAAGAAAGTGAATACTCAGATGAGTAATAATGAGCTTAAAAAAATAGAATTATCTTTATATAATGGAAGCCGAAGTTGGAACGCCCATAGAGTATAACCCTACAGAGTTCGATAACACACAAAAAGAAAACGATGATATTGATGATCGGGGACGTAACGAGGAAGACGAGTATTACGTTCCACATCAAAATTATTATCAACAACCATTACCACCTTTACAAACACAACAATCAAACGATATATTTTCAAATTTAGATAAAACGGGGTACATTATTATTTTTGTTGCCTTTTTACTCGGTTTTTTCATGGGTAAAACCATGCAACCCGTCATTCTCAGACCTGGATAGATTTACCTTGTATCCATAAATGTTCCGAAGGTGTTTGTTGACCTTCAAAACTACCAATAGGTCCGTAAACAGGTTCAGTAAAGTATGCTCGACTCACTATGAGTGGGTCTTTCATAATGTCCGTAGCAACATCAGATGCAGTAACATCCTCACTTACTTTATTTTTTTGATCTCTATACAATCTTAAAAATAAATTAATTGAAAAAAGTACAATAAGAATGGTGATTATGTTCAATATAATACTCAACATACTTACATTTATATAACAAAATTATTTTTTACGGTTCCGAAGTGACTTCCTCTTCGCCATCATCCTTAGATTCTGTAATTTCAGCCTCTTCAGCTTTCGCCTTCTCGGCATCAAACTTTTCCATTGCCTCTACTGAATTAAACCCTCTCTCTTTAGCCTCTTTTTCTAATGCAGCTTTAGCATCCGCCTCGCGTTTCGCGCGAACCTCCTCCATCTCCTTAGCAACAATTGCATCAGCCTCCTTGACGAGTTCTTCCATTGGTGCATCCGGCTTTTCCTTTTGGAGACGCTCGAGAACTTCGGCTGGGTGACTGACCGGAGACTCGTCAGGTTTCGTATAATACTTGGAGTTCTCATCACCCGGTTTAAACATATTCGAACTTCCTATCATATCACGTTTTCGTTCCGCAAACATCTTTGCCGCCATAGATTGATTTTCTCTGTATCCCGTCATGAGTTCCTCGAGCTTTTCGTTCGTATAGTGAACGTCCTCGATCTTCGCCGGATCGGGTGGGATTAACAACCACTTATACATATCGACGACATAAATATCAAAAGTAGAGTCTTCTTTTTGAAGACGTTTCGCGTGTGAAGCCGCTTCGTCGCGACTTGCAAATGCACCTCTAATCTTGATGCCAAACTTATCGTTTTTTTGTGGTGCTTCTGGACCAACGACCGAAAGACACGCGTAAAGTTGACCGGGTACGGTAGTATAATCTTGTTCGAGAGACATTATTATATACAAAACAAGCTTAAAAACTTTAAGCCCTTTATTTTATATAGTATGATACACGAGTTTTGGAATAAACAACCCGTTCCTCAAGATAAAGTTGTTTTTGAAAAAGATGGTGAAATAGATTCATCGAGAGAACTTAGGTACGAAAAAAACCCGTTACCCGAAGGGTACGAATGGAGTTCGTGTACCGTAGAAGAACTTTGCGAATTTCTAAAAGAAAACTATATTCGCGACGATTTTTTCGAGTTTCACTATTCGAAAGAACTTGTAAAATGGGCAATACAACCACCAGGGTACCGCGACGAATGGAATCTCGCTATTCGTAAAAAGAACGATAAAAAACTCGTATCGTTTATGTCGGGTATACCTTTACGCGTTCGCGCGAATGAAAAAACGTTAAACATGCTCCAAATAAATTTTTTGTGCGTTTCCGAACAACTTAGGGATTCCAAGTTTACACCCATACTCATAGGCGAACTCAAAAGGCGTATGAATTTACAAGATATTTGGCAGGCCGTATATACCGTCGTAAAAAGGTTACCTACACCAATCGCTAAAGTCAAGTATTGGCACAGACTCATAAACGTAAAGAAATTAAACCGCGTAGGGTTTTCTAACGCACGAGAACAGACGTACCGTATTTTAGGTACCTCACAGTTTAGGGAAATGACTGAACACGACATTCCGAGAGTCACGCAAATGTTACGCGACCATTTAAAAAAGTTTAAACTTTCACTCGATATAGACGAATCGTACGTCAAACACTGGATTCTACCTCGTAAAGATACAGTGTATACGTACCTAAACGACGAAAAAGATCAATTCGCCACGTTTTATAGTTTGGATTACGTACACAAACCAAGTGGTGAAACCATAAAACAGGCGTACACGTTCTATAACGTTGGGAACTGTTTAAAAGATGCCATAATCATGGCGCGCAATCGCGGTTTCGACGTATACAACTGTGTAAACGTAGGCGTAGACGACGAAGAACTTCGCGAACACAAGTTCATGGAAGGTACGGGGCACAACCACTATTACCTCTGGAATTGGAAAATGAGTGAAGAAATACAACCTAATAATATCGGTTTTGTTATAATTTAACATGTCCATGCACGAGCACCTCCGTTGTTGTAGATGAAGGGTCTTTGCTATGTATCGCACGTCTCGCGGGTACATCTTTTACCTCGTACCCTTCAAAACTACTCGTTACGAGGTATACTTTCGCATTTGATAACACAAAATCAATTTTAGAACGTTTTAATAAATTAAACAAATCTCTATGATCGTCTAAACTAAACCCGTCTTTCGTATACCCTACAAAACTCGTAACACTTTCCGGTGCGTACGGAGGGTCCGCGTATATAAAATCACCATCGTTTACGGTTTGTGCAAATGCGGCTCTAAAATCACACCACTTGAAAACCACATCTTTTATAAGCTCTTGTATTTTTACCAACTCGTCTAGTGATACCACTAACGGTGTACTTTTATAGTGTCCATACGGTACGTTAAACCCGTTAGGACCTTCCCTATATACACCCCTAAAACACGTTTTGTTCAGAAAAATCAGTGTTGCCGCGTGTACAGGTGTAGTGGGTACGAGTTCGTTATACTTTTTACGTACCCAATAATAGTAACTTTCCTTCGATGTTAAACCTTCCTCTTCAGTTTCCGGTTTACGATTTACTTCCGTACCGATTCGCGTATCGTACGTGGTAAAGAGTTCGAGTAAATGGTCGTGTACTTCCTCGGGGTTCGTTTGGATTTGTCTATACATGTTAATGAGTTTTTGGTTTTTATCGTACGCGTATACTTTACCTTTTACGGTAATATCTTTACTCGCGAGTAAACCGAAGAGAACGCTTCCTCCACCCACGAATAGTTCGTGATAGTTCTCTATTTCTCTAGGGAACGATTCGAGAACGGTATCGAGAATTTGCGTTTTACCACCGACCCATTTAATGACAGGTTTCATTTGTATTATATACTATTCTTGTTTTTAATTAACCTTAGTTAGAGACTTGATTGTATCTTATAATAAGAAAATGTACTCAAACGAATTACAGAAACACGCAGCTTCGCATGGTTGCGAATTACCCATGAAAAAATACGAGTCGTTCCCTAAAGAAGTTATCGATATTTATGAATCAAACGGTGTATTGAAATATTTACCAGGCTTACGTTCGGGGAAAGGTCAAGCATTATGCTTTATGTCTGAACGGTATCTAAGAAATGGGAACTTTTTTCTTACACGTGAAGACTGTGAAGCTTTTTGTGCGAGTGTTGGAATTCGAAGTAGCGATTGCATTCAACATTTCAACAAGCAAAATCTATTTCGCGTTAAAAATCTAAAAAAGGGATACTCTTTGAAGTACCCGTTCGAGTTAAAAAAAAACGACCTTCTAAAACGAGAAAACGTTGAAAAAAATGTAAAACTCGCGGGTTCCAAAACTGATCAAATTTGCGCAGTGAAATCGTTTTGGACAAAAAGAGCGAATCAACTTCTACAAGAAGCAAATTTCTATCTTCGTTTATTAAGGTATGAACGTGATAAAAACCTCTACAATCATTTCGAGAGAAAAATGCGTAAAGTGAAAGACATCGTTGAAAATATATTGGACGTAGAGGAGAACGATTGGCAAATAGGGCACCTCCGAGCTCAAGGTGGTAATGAGCCTGAAAATCTCCGCTGGCAACCACCAATCCAGGCTCGATATCGAGACCGATACATATTCAACGAGTATTTCGAAAAATTAAGAATATAGTTAAAGTTAACGTTTTAATATTAAATAATTACCATGGAAAATCAAATACTATACGAAAACTGTTTAGAAGGTATGAAAAAAATAGAAGACAATTCAATAGATATGGTATGCACAGACCCACCTTACTTTTTAGACGGGTTAGGTGACGATTGGGATAAGAAAAAACTCGATAGTAGAGGCGCGTCGTCCGTAGTAGGTAATCTTCCCAAGGGTATGAAATTTGACAGAAACCAATCTAAAAAATTTAACACGTTTTATAAAGATATTTCAAAAGAAGTTTTTAGAATACTTAAACCTGGTGGTGCATTCATATCTTTTAGTAGTTCTAGATTATACCACTCCATGGCAATGGCTGTAGAAGATGCTGGATTCGAAATAAGAGATATGCTCGCATGGGTATATAAACAGTCACAAGTAAAAGCATTCTCACAAGATCATATTATCAACAAAGACAAAACACGAACACCCGAGGAAAAAGAAAAATTAAAAGAATTATGTAAAGATTGGAGAACGCCCCAACTTAAACCCGCTATGGAACCCATGTGTTTAGCAATTAAACCAATAGAAGGTAGATACATAGATAATTTTGAAAAATATGGAACAGGACTCATGAACACATCTGAAGAAACGAAAGTATCCGGTAAATTTCCCATGAATGTTATGACAACGGACGAAAACGTACTCGACCAAGTTTTTCTAATAAACAAACCTTCTAAAAAAGAAAAAGGGGATTTCAATACACACTTATCAGTAAAACCAGTTGAACTCATAGAACAGTTAATTAAATTATTCACGCGTGAAAACGCTTTAGTTCTTGACCCATTCATGGGAAGTGGTACAACCGCAATAGCTTCTATAAACACAAAAAGAAAATATTTAGGTTTTGATATAAATAAGGAATATGTGGATATATCTAATAAACGAATTAACTCCATTTGAAAAATAAAAACGTATAATAATAGAAATGAAAAGTCCTATACAACTTACCCAAGACACTATAAATATCATAGATAAACAATTAAACTCCTTGGGTGAAATACAAATTAAATTAAATAGTATGAAAAGAGAACTCGAAATTCAAAAATCAAAAGTTATAAAAAATCAAGATAACATAATCAGGGATACCAGAACCGCGTCACCTTTAAAACAAAATACACCGCGTAAAAAATAACCTTAGTGAATTAACTTCATTTAAAAAAGAAAAACATCTATAAATAAATGGAGGAGATACGCAAGTACCATAACGAGGCCAAGCGTCTCCTCATCCAATCGGCTACCCGCGAAGGCGACAGTATTTTGGATGTAGGATGTGGTTTCGGCGGCGATCTCCAAAAGTGGCGACACGTCGGGGCAAACATAAGCATGTGTGAACCCAACCCCGAATCACTCAAGGAGGCTAAGTCGCGCGCCAAGAACATGAAAATACGCGTCAACTTTTACGAGGGTGATATATTCGCGTGTCCCCAAAGAAAATACGACGTCGTATGTTATAACTTTGCGTTACACTATATATTTGAAACGAAACAGTTATTTGAAACGTCACTCTTAGCCATTAAAAATAGAATTAAACCCGGGGGTCGATTCATAGGAATCGTACCGAATTCCGATAAAATTATCATGAACACACCCGTAAGAGACGATCTCGGGAACTACTTTTTAACGAAAGAAACGAGTTCGGGGAACTTTGGGGAAAAGTTATACGTCCACTTAGCCGATACACCGTATTATGCCGACGGACCTAAGGTCGAGCCCATTGCACACAAAGACATGCTATTTACACGTATGGAAGATTTGGGGTTTACTTTAACATTATGGGAAGATCTTAAAGGGAACCCGGTTTCGGATTTGTATAGTAAATTTTGTTTCGTGTTTAGGAAATGATCAGACTTTTTCATGAGTCCATATTTATCACACCCTTTAACGTCTATATTTTCCTCTTTTAATCGAATTATTTATATTAGTAGCGTTTTGTTGATTTCTGGGTTCAGGAAATTCGTTAACACTAATCTTTTTTACAATTTCTCTACGAATGTTTTGTGGTAAATTAGGTAAATTTGGACGTTTAACTGTTATTACGGACAATTGATTTCTAAAGTAACTATAATTTACAAATTTAGTGTTTTGATTTTTAGAAATAGTTAAACCATTACGTTTTATTCTCTCATCTATATATCTAAGGTCTGGGTTACCAGACACTACAAGAGTTCTTAATTTTTTAAGGCGACTTATATATTCTCTCGGTAACGATTCTAATTCATTATTGGACAAATTAAGTATATTTAAATTTTTAAGTTCACCGATTGATTCGGGTAACGATATTATATTATTTTCACTCAAATTAAGTTTCTCTAACTTTGTAAGTTTACCGATTTGTGCTGGTAAAGGCCTCAAATTATTTTGACTCAAATCAAGTTCCCTTAAATTTTCAAGTTTACCGATTTGCGGTGGTAAAGCTGGCCTGTTATTATTTAAACTAATTAACATATTATCGTTCAATTTAAGTACCTCTAACTTTTTAAGTTTACCGATTGATTTGGGTAACGATATTATATTATTATCACTCAGATTAAGAATTTTAAGGTTTTTACATCGAAAAATCTCTTCTGGTACATGGTCTAAAGAAGCACTACTTAAATTAATTTCAATTAAATTTGGAAGTTTACTGATTTCTCTTGGTAATGGTCCTCTATGATGACTCAAATTAAGTTTGTTAACATTTAATCTATTGACACCTAGTGGCCTGAGGGCATTAAGTACTGCATTGTTACTTATATTGTTACTGTTACGGTTACTGTTACGGTTACTGTTACTACTCATATACCTTTACCTGATATTATTTCTATTAGTACGTCTACTCTGAGCGGCATTACCCGCCTTTTTTCGAATGGTTTTTGGTGTGTTTGGTGTTTTTGGTTTGTTGTTTATTTTCGGTGTTTTTGGTGTTTTAATTGAACTTTTAATTCGAGTTGTTACTTTTTCTATATTTTTCGTGTTACGTTTTAATTTTATTTTCTCTATTATTTTACTTAAAGGATTTTTAGTTTTACTAAGAGGTTTTGTTACAGGTTCAACGTTAGAAATTTTTTTTGCTATTAGATTTTTAATATTTTTCGGTAAAAAAGGTAAATGTTTTCGTTTATTAATACCCGATAATTGGTTTTTATAATAATTGCTATAATTATATTTTTTTTCATAGAAGACATTAGGATCGAATGATTTATAATGATGGAAAACGGTAATGTTTTTATTTTTTAGGATATAAGGTATTGTAAGGTTTGGGTTTCGATTCGCGATAATACTTATATTTTTAAGTTTAATAATCTCTTTTGGTAACGTTTTTAATTTATTATTATCCAAATTAAGTTTCTTAAGATTTTCACAAAGACCGATTTGTGGTGGTAAAGATTCTAACGCATTATCACTTAAATCAAGTTTCTCTAAGTTTTTAAGGAGACCGATTTGTGCTGGTAACGATTTTAACTTATTATACTTCAAAAGAAGTACCCTAAGGTTTTCAAGCTTACCGATTTGTGGTGGTAATGTAGTTAATTTATTAAATCCCAAAGAAAGATACTCTAGTTTTTTAAGGTTACCAATTTGTGGTGGTAAAGAACTCAAACTATTTCCATTCAAAGAAAGATACTCTAGTTTTTTAAGGTCACCGATTTCTGGTGGTAATTTGGTTAATACATTTCTTAGAACAAGACGTGTAATATTCATGTTCGTAACACCGAGGTTACGAAGCGCCTGTGGGACATTGGAGTTGGAGTTACTCATATACCTTTACCTGTTATTATTATTTCTATTAGTACTTCTACTTTGAGCAGAGTTACCCGATTTTCTTCGTATCGCGTTTAAATTGTTTGAATTGTTTGAATTGTTTGGTGATTTTGGTTTGTTATTTGTTTTCATCTTATTTAGTTTTTTCGCGAGAGTGTTCGGTGTTTTTGGTTTTACAAACTTGACGAACGTTAAGTTTTTTCTAAAGACTTTTTGTCTAGTAGTCGGATCATTAAATAATTCTATATTTTGTTCATAAGTATAAATGTCGTTAATGAAATTTTTAATTTTATCATTCGTAAGATTTGTCGGTATTCCCCAATTTTTTTTATTATAAAATAATGTCATAAGTGTTTCTTCCGTATAATAGTGTTTACCAAATTTAACGGCATTGTTACCTACATTAAAATTTGTAAAAGATATGTGATCCTTATGATTATAATTATTTTTGTTGAGGTAAACTTTTTTTCTTGGAATTATAAATTTAGTGTTTTGATTTATATAAATAGTTAAACCGTTACGAATAAGACTCCCGTTTATATATTTAAGGTTTGGGTTTTTTGACAATTTAAGTTCCTTTAATTTTGTAAGGTCACCGATTGATTCTGGTAAAGATGTTAATTTATTACTGTACAAATCAAGTTCCTCTAACTTTGTAAGTTTACCGATTGATTCTGGTAACCGTTCTAATATATTAAAGCCCAATGCAAGTTCCTTTAACTTTGTAAGTTTACCGATTGATTCTGGTAAAGATTTTAAGTTGTTATATTGCAAATAAAGTGTCTCTAAGTTTTTAAGTTTACCGATTTGTGGTGGTAACCGTTCTAATTTATTATCGAACAAATAAAGATGCTCTAATTTTTTAAGGTTACCGATTGATTCTGGTAACCGTTCTAATTTATTACCGAACAAATAAAGATGCTTTAACTTTGTAAGTTTACCGATTGATTCTGGTAAAGATGTTAAGTTTTTTTCACTCAATTTAAGAAATTCAATATTTAATCTATTGATACCGAGTGCCCTGAGGGAATTGGGGACGTTACTGTTACTACTCATATACCTTTACCTGTTATTATTATTTCTATTAGTACGTCTACTCTGAGCAGCGTTACCCGCTTTTTTTCGTATCGTGTTCGGTGAGTTTGGCTTGTTTGGTGTTTTTGGTTTTACAAACTTGACGAACGTTAAGTTTTTTCTTAAGACGTTTTGTCTAGTCATCGGATCATTAAATAATTTTCTATTTTGATCACTCATATAAACCTGTTTAATATTTGTATAATTGTTTGGTGCCATTTGTATAATTGTGTTTTCCTTATAATAGTGTCTACCAACTTTAACGGCATTATTACCTACCCTAAAATTATTATAAGATACCGGATCCATATTATTTTTGTTGAGTTCCACGTTTCTTCTTCTTATTTGAATCGGTGGATAAAAATTAGTACTTGAATTCTTCACAATACGTAAACCGTTACGATAATAAAGATTTGCGTTTATATATGTAAGGTTTGGGTTTTCTCTCAAATCAAGTTGCTTTAAGTTTGTAAGGTTAACGATTTGTGGTGGTAAAGATGTTAATCTATTCTTATACAAATCAAGTCTATTTAAATTTTCAAGGTTACCGATTGATTCTGGTAAAGATGTTAACTTATTATGGTCCAAAAAAAGTCTATTTAAATTTTCAAGGTTACCGATTTGTGGTGGTAAAGAACTCAAAATATTTCCACCCAAATTAAGTCTATTTAAATTTTCAAGGTCACCGATTGATTCTGGTAAAGATGTTAACTTATTATGGTTCAAATAAAGTTCCCTTAAATTTTTAAGTTTACCGATTTGTGATGGTAACGATTCTAATTTATTATTGCCCAAAGAAAGATGCGTTAAATTTGTAAGTTTACCGATTGATTTTGGTAAAGATGTTAATTTATTACTACTCAAACTAAGTCTCTTTAAATTTGTAAGTTTACCGATTGATTCTGGTAACAATTTTAAGTTTTTTTTACTCAATTTAAGAACTTCAATATCTAATCTATTGATACCGAGTGCCCTGAGAGAATTGGGGACGTTA